CCCCCCGCAACAACCCCCGATCCGATGGCTGGCTACGCTCCCCGCGACGCGCAACGTAAAAAGGTCTACCGTCACGAGCACGACCTGGAAGGTGCCTTCCCCGCCGCCGTGACGAAACTCGACCACGACGAGGTGCGCGAGTACATCGACCTCGCGTACGACCTCTTCGGCCTCTCGCACCGTCGCCCGACGCTCGACTTCAACACGCGCCGCACGACGCGCAGCGTGTTCCACCCCGCCCGAGGTGAGGGCTGGGGGCAGATCGAGATTGCGTCTCACGCGACCGTCGCGGGCGGCTGGGGGCACAAGGCTCTCGTCGTCCTCCACGAGGCCGCCCACGGCATCGTCCACGCCTCTGGCTTGCAGGGGCGCGTGCAGGACCACGGGCGCGAGTTTGTCGCCATCACGCACCGCTTGTACCGCGAGGTGCTGGGCATCCCCGACGCCGACCTGCGCCTCGCCGCCGTGTCGAAGGGCGTGCGCCGCGCCCGTACGTTCGACCCGAAGGCCTACGACCACCTGGGCACGTTCTGGGACGTTCGCTTCCGTGAATGGTCCGTGCGCGTCCGCGCGAACACCCTGGAAGAGGCGCGCCGCATCTTCCCGTTCAACTACCGCCGCGCGATGAAGCGCATCGACGCCTGCGAGGCCCCCTTCTAACTTCACAGTCTCTTCACTTGACACGGGCCGAGACGTGCCGTACCTTGGTACTGTTCGACGCCAGCAACCAACCCCCGATCCCATGCCCCGCCCCCTCCCCGTCCCCGCCTACGCCCTCCCCGACGCGCGGGAAGAACCCTACGCCAACTGCGATGGCGTGAAGATGGAGCGGCGATACGCCGCCCTGCGCGCCGAGGAACAGGCCCTGCTCGCCGCCGAGCGGGACGAAGTGCTCGCCACCCTCCACAACTCCCCCGTCACCCAAACCCGCCGCCCCCTTGCGTAAGCTCCCCGACTCCACCCGCGAATCCCTCACGAACGCCGCCGCGTCGGCACAACGCGCCGCCGAGGCCACCGACCCCCAGGCCCAGGCGAGGCACATGCTCGACGCGCTCAGCCTGATCAACTCGGCCTTCGGCTCCGCGCTCGGCGTGTCCGACGACCTCAACGCCCAGAACGGCACGTTCCTTGCGTACTACCGTGATATGGAACGGTTTGTCCAGGTCGCCACGGGGCTGGAACACACGCTGCCCCTGTTCCTCGAAGAGGAGACGGCCTGATCTTCACAATACCTTCACGAAGTTTCACTTGACAACGGCCCGACCAGGCCTTCCCTTGGTCACAAGCAAGTCAACGATCCCTCACGCTCAACCCCCTGCACCATGCGTATCTTCATGCTGGAAATCCTCGCCCTCGTCACCATCGTGGACCTCGACCCCGACAGCCCCGACTTCGGGATGCCGCTCGACCCCGACGACTTCGAGCCCGAACCGCTCGCCCCCGTCCCGAGCCGTGCCGAGCGCGCGGCCTCGCTGATCCACCAGACGCAGGGCCGCATCTTCGGCGCGACGGTCAAGACGCGCCACGGTCACGAGCGCAACTTCAACGCCAAGCTGTGCGACGACTCGTTCAACGCCCACGACCAGCGGAACGGCCAGGTCACGGTGATCGAGAACAACGCGCGGCACAGCGGGCTCGGCCCGTTCCGCGTGATCGCGCTCGAAGGCGTCCGCACGCTCCGCATCGACGGTGAGACGTACGACCTCGACGCCGAGCACGGCCCCATCCCGCGCGATCTCGACGCGGCCCCCGCCTTCCGCTTCGCGGAGGGGGACCAGGTGATCCGCCAGGGCTCCGAGCGTTCGGGCGTGGTGTTCACCTGCCTCGCTGACGTGCCCTTCGACGTGGAGACGTTCGAAGCGTCTGCAACCTCGAACGGGATGCCGCAGGGCACCTTCACCGTCCGTGACCCTCAGACGATGGTGCTTGCGTGATCTACCTGCCCCTCTGGGCGGCCTGGGGGGGCTTCATGCTTCTCCTGGCCGCCTGTTGGTGGGCCGAGTACACGGGAGCGAACGACCTCGACATTCTCGGCCGCTCCATCTTCACAGAACGTTCACTTGACAGCGACGGGTCCAGTCCCTATATTGGAACCAAGCAAGTCAAGCAACCCCCAACCCACACTCCCCTGACCCATGAAGAACCTCAGCCCCTTCAAGAACGGCTCCCGCGTGATCTGCAACCAGGCGGGGGACCGCGACGACCTCACCGAGGGTGAGCAGTACGAGGTGATCCGCACCAAGATGTTCGGCGTGCGGCAACTCGTCTGGCTCCGCGACGCGAACGGGGCGGCCTTCGCTGACCGCTTCTCCCCCGCGCCCGAGCCCGCCGCCCAGGTGGACGAGCGCGCAGCGAAGGCCGCCAAGTACCCGCCCGTGGTCCCGCCCGAGTACCAGCGTGGCGACTCCATCGAAAAGCGGTTCGAGCGGTTCCACGAGCGCAACCCGCACGTCTACGACCGTCTCTGCGACATGGCCCTGGCCGTCCTGAAGGCGGGGAAGGACCGCTACGGCATCGCCGCCCTCTACGAGACGCTGCGCTACACCGCGCTCGTCACGAGCGGCGAGAGCTACAAGCTCAACAACAACTTCCGCGCCCTCTACGCCCGCAAGCTGATGGCCGAGAACGCCGAGCTTGCTGGGTTCTTCTGGACGCGCGAGCGGAGCGCCGACTAATGCCGAACCGACCGAGCCACGGCTACGTGCTCTGTCCGTTCGACAACCCGTGGAATAAGGCCGCCTCTGGGTGGTACGCCTGCCACAAGGGGCGGCCTTACCTGGGTCCCTTCAAGACCCGACGCGAGGCCGACGCAGCGGCGCTACAGCAGCACAAGGCCTACACCGAACGTTCACAAAAAAAGACTTGACAACGGCCCGACCAGGCCTTACCTTGGTCACAAGCAAGTCAACAATCCCTCACGCTCAACCCCCTGCACCATGCAGCAGATTCCGACAGGCTCCACCGTCAAGCTCGACGCGTCCAACCGCTACGCGAGCGCCTATCGCCGCGACTCGCCCTACGCCGAGGCCCTGGCCCAGGGGACGGGTACCGTCGTCGGCCACGCCACGCACCCGATCCTGGGCGACACCCGCGCCCTGATCGTCGTGGACGGCACCGAGGACGAGCCGAACACCGCGCCCATCGGCGGCGACACGCCCCCGTTCCACGTGGGCATCCCCGATGACGCGCTCCTCGTGATCGACTAGCTTCACAAGACCTTCACTTGACACGGGCCGCCCCCTCCCGTATATTGGGGGTACATGAGAGAGGCCGCAGACGGCGATGCTAAGGTGTTCGACACCGACTTGCGGGTTCGACCCCCGCCCTCTCTCCTACACTGCGCCGAGTAAAGAGCCCGCTCCGTGTGGGGCCGCAGATACGGCACGGCGGGGGAGCAACTGCCCCAGGCACCTCCCCCGCCACCACGGTTCACCTTCCCCGCCATCCCGAAGCTATCCACACCACGTGCCAGAGCCATGAAGATCCTGCCGAACCTCAACGACCCGCACGCCAACGTCCTCCCCCACTTCCTCGCCGTCTGCCTGCTGCTGATCCTGCTCGCCACGTGTGGCTGCGGGACCGTATCACAGGCCCAGGTAGACGCCCTGTGCGAGGCCGAGCGCGTGAGCGTCGAAGAGGCTCGGCAGGCCCCCGCGTGGGCTCTGACCGACCTATCCGAAGCGTCCCTCCCCTCCGTCTGCAAGTGACCATGAACCTCCCCCACACCTTCGCCCGCTACGCCGCTTCCGACTCCCTGCGCGACCAGCAGACGGCCCTGCTGTTCATGGCGGCCTCGAAGTCCAACCGTGCCGAGTCCGTAGGCCGCGCCATCGAACGGATCTACAAGGCCGCCGCGTCCGTGCGCCCGCTCGGGTTCGCCGCCCGTGGCGAGGGCGTCCCCCCGCTCCGCGTCGTGAACATGCTGAGCGCCGAGACGCTGGCCGAGGAGTACCTGTACGACCTCCGCTGCAAAAACCAGATCGCCCGCACGCTGCGCGAGGTGGCGACCCGCTTCGGCGGCCTGGACGACCTGCGCGGCCAGATCACCGACGAGACGGCGCGTAAGGTATGGGGCATCGGCCCGAAGATCGGCGGCTGGATCGGCTGCGTGTTCGGCGGCGAGGACAACGCGGTGCTCGACGTGCACATCCTCGACTTCCTGCGGGCCGCTGGCGTGCCTGACGTGCCCTCTCAGACGCCCCAGGACCCCGACGAGTACGGCACGCTCGAAATGATGACCATCTGATCCTTCACGGTATCTTCACTTGACACGGGCCGCTCCCGTCCCTATCTTGGGAGCAAGCAAGACACACAACCCCCCGCACTCAGATCCCCCCGATCATGGCTAAGAACCCCGCAGGCAAGTCCCGCAAGCAAGACAACCCGTACATCACCATCACGCTCGGCTCGTGGACCTGGAAGGTGCTCAAGTTTTGGCAGGCCGATGGGCAGAAGGAGTACGGCCGCGCCTTCTGCGCCGTGTCCTCCCCCGCCACGTACGGCTCGGCCGACCTGGGCGACGTGTACGTGTCCGAGCTTCGGGACGTGCTGCTGCGCGGGGCGGGCTGGTCCCTCGAAGGCTCCCCGCTCGACGCCGAGCAGGCCGCCGCGCTCCTCGGCCTCAAGCGTCTCCCGTAGAAAAAAGTGCGGTGGGGGCTTGACAACGGCCCCCGCCGCGCTTATATTGGTACTGTTCAGCCCCGACACCCTCACAACCCGAATCCCATGCTCTACCAACTGACCGACGCCCACTTCGACTGGATGGCCCGCTTCATCGCCCCTGGGCGGCTCGCCAAGATCCGCGAGGCCATCGAGCACACCGTCTACACGCTCGAAGAGAAGGAGGACAACGACACGCCCGCCCCGTACACGGACGGCCTCTCGCACAACTTCCGCCTGAAGCCTCTGCTCGGCTCCGACCCGTACGCGCCGAAGTTTCGGCACGCCTGGGGGCCGAACGCCGACCCGCTCGCCTCGCCGCACCTGGCCGCCGTCGAAGTGGTGGCCCGCGTGGACACCTACAGCGGCTGCGACGACCTCCCCATCTGCGGGACCGAGGGGATGGTGATCGGCCGCAACTCGGCGGGCTACGTCAAGGTGATGATCCCCGAGCTTAAGGAGGACTTCGCCTGGGCCTGCACCGAGTCCGAGCTTTCCATCGTGGACGTGATCGAGCTTGACACGGAGGTGAAGCCGCGCCACACCGACCTGGAACAGGCCCTGAAGGCCACCCAGGGCCGTTTCTTCACCCTGACGACCAACGCCACCTTCACCAGCGGAATGAAGAAGCCCGCTGATATTGAGGCCTGCGTCAAGTACCAGGGCAAGGGGGGGCGGTTCTTCGACTTGCTCGACGTGAACGGCCGCCTCTGGGACCGTGGTGCGGTCGCCTACCTGGAAGCCGACGAAATCGAGAAGATCGTCCAGGCGGGGATCTTGCTCTACCAACAGGGCAAGTAACACTCACGACCCTGCCACGAGGCGGGGCTGTCCAACTATCTCCACACTCACTGTATACCATCGAGGACACTATGCCCCGCACCCAGATCGCCATTCAACCCCACGCAGGCCGCAACAGCGAAGCGGTCTACATCGCCTCCCAGGGAGACGCCAGCAGTAGCACCACGGAACGCCTGCTGAAGGACGTGCTGAAGAACGGCACGGACCTGGGCAACGCCCCCGCCCTCACGGGCCGCGTGATCGAAACGCTGCGTGCCGTCTCCAACGGTCGCCCGCTGCTCGTCTCGGTCATCCCGTTCGCGGGCTACAAGCGGACGATCCGCGTGATCACCTACGGCCAGGAGGTCGAGGTCAAGACCGAGCGCGGGATCTTCGAGACGCCCGAGGTCAAGACCTACTCCGTCGAGGAGTACGTCAACCCCAAACCGAAGGGCCTGACGCTGGCCGACCTGAACGAGGACGCGCTGCTGCGCATCGGGTTCAACCACCCGCAGCACGCCCTGAACGCGGTGAAGAAGGATGCCCGCGAGAACCTGGCGCACTCGAAGTACGCCAACGTCGAGAGCTACGACATGGTGCCCCTGATCGAGGTCGAGAACGCCGCGAAGCGTCGGGGGAACATCGGGTAGTCAGACAGGCCCGCTGATGGGTCTGGCTTGACCGCTGCGCCGCGCGGCCCCCGCCCGAGGGGTAACACCCAGGGTGAGGGGCCGCGTCGATTCTGAGGCGAATCTGAGCCTCGCTGTTCGTTGACGTACTGAGACATTCGCCCTCTCCCTTGTCGGGCTCCGAGCACTTTTCACTGCATACTATACAAGGTTCAGGGATGATGGGAGGTTGATGATGGGAAGGGGTGGATCGGGTAGGGGAGGGTAAATCGGGTAGGGACCAACGCAGAACGCCCCCTCCCACGCGTGAGCGCGAGAAGGGGCGCGACGGCAAGCCGTCTCGGCCTCCGCTGTGCGAAGGGGCGGCTGGATGCTGCCCTGCCACGGGAAGGGGCGGCTGGATGGAGGTCTGGCGGGCAAGGCCCGCAAGTTGACCGACGCGGAGCGTCGGGAGGGTAGGCTGGGTACCTGGGAGGGTAGGCTGGGTGCCTGTCCACTCCGCTGGACACCCCCCTTCGAGGTCTGCGCGAGGTTCACGCATCGCTCGAAGGTGGCCGCGCCCCGTGGGGGCCGCGACGGTTGCACAGTGTACGGGCCGCCCGTGACAGCCCTGTGTCACACGTGCCACTGTGGATAACTTTGTGGATAACTTTCTGCATTTTTTACTTGACACGGCCGCCGCCCGCGCCCTACTTTAGTTATCGAACGCGGCACACGCCGCCCCCTACAATCCATCCCCCCGATCCCATGCCCAGCATCCTGACACACGAAACGGCCGCTTCTCACATCGCCCGCGCAAACGAAGCTGCCCGTAACTGCCCCGACGCGTTCGGCCGCGCCCTATGGCTCGCGCAAGCATCGGCCCGCGTCCGCTCGGAACGTTTCTGGCCCGCGTTGACGGCCCTGCACAAAGGATTCCTGTCGGGCCGCCGTCACCCTATCGTGAACGGGAAGGAAATGCGCGACGTGTTTTCCCTGTCCGCGAAGTGGGAAGGTATCTGCTACAATTGGCAGAACCGCGCCGATATTCACGCCGCCGTGTTTGGGGCCGATACTGAGGCTGAGGCCCTGGCCGCCCTGACCGAAAAAGCACAGTGGCTCTCCACCGTCAAGGGCGGATTCGTGATCCAACTGACACGGGGCGGGATCGGCTGCATTGATGCGGTGAACCGTCGTCTATACGGTATCGGGAACGTGACTAGCTCAGTACCTAAGTACGTTGCCCTGTGCGATTCCCTAGGCGGATCGGTCGCCCTGTGGGCCGCATGGTGCAACGCGGTTGCCCTGGAACGGGGGACCGATCCCGTTGCAATCTCTGAAGCGCACTGCGCTTTCATCGAAACGGGCGAGGCCGAGCCTCTGACGTTCGGCAACTAAGGCCGCCCGATACGGGGGCCTGAGAGCCCTCACAGTCCACGCAAACGTTCCCTAGTACCTTTCCCCCGATCCCATGCGCGCCCCGATTCTAGGCCTGTTTCTCGCCCTGTCCGTTTCGCTGTTCTTCGGTATCCCGTGCCTGACCGACGCGCCCGCGCTACAGTTTGCGGGCGGTGCCCTGTGCATCTTCATAGGTGCCCTGTCGGGCGGTGCGCTCGCCGTCCGTGTGCAGGGCGAACGTTCCCGACTCTGTTAGACGGATGCAAGGTAGCGGCGGCCCCCGTTTCGGGGATGGGATAGGGGCCGCCCCCCTGCAAACACCATGCCAAACCCTCCCCGCTACGAAAAGTGACAAGATGGCAGCAGGATCGCAGCGGGTAGGCCGAGTATGTGTGCCAAAAAATCAGGGGGTAGGGGGCTGAGGCGGGGGACACCCCCCTTTCTGCGCTAGAACCTCGGCCCCAGGGGATTGTCAAATTGACCGTGAAAATCGCTGTAAAGGAACAAGACTTCCCTGTAAAGTTGTAAAAGCCACCCGAACCGTTACAGAATTGACCCAGAACCGCTCCAAAAGATAGCCCTCAGCCATGCCTCAGACCTCAGACGAACAGATCGCGCTCTGCCTGCGCCTCTTCATGGCGCACGAGTCGATCAACTCCATCAGCAAGCGGAGCGACACGCCCTCGCGCCCGACGATCACCAAGTACCACGACGAGGGGGCGCTGACGAACGGCGTGCCGTGGGACCAGTACCGCGACCAGCAGGAGGAAACCGCCCTGGCCGAGAGCCGTGAGAAGGCCCTGGCGAAGCGCGCGGAATCGGCCAGAACGTTCATCGGGGACCTCAAGGAGTTCATCGAGACGGAGGCCTACGTCAGCATCACTCAGAAGATCGTTGACGGCGACTTCGACGTGAGCATCGGGGACCTCGACAAGCTGGCCCGCCTGTACGCCCTTCTGGACAACCAGAACGACGAGAAGATGGAGTTCGCGTCGTGGTTCGCCCGCAAGGTGTTCGACGTTGCGCTTGATATCATGGACGAGCGACAGTTTGCCCTGTTCAAGACGCGGGTTGCCACACTGCAACATGAAGTCGAGGTGAAGCTGAACCCGATGGACCACAACGAATTGCCGTCGTAACCCTTCACCCATACTTCACCAACCATATTGTCAAGCAGACGAATGACTAGCGGACGACTCCTCTCCAACAATAACAGACGCCTGGACCTCTCAGCCATGATGGAGGAGCAGGAGAAGGATCGTCGGGTAGATTACCGCGACCCCTTCGACGCTCCGTACGTGGCCCCGACGCACACGACGCGCGTGCAGGACCACGGCTGGCGATTCCTCCATTCCCGCACGGGCCAGGGGCCGAAGATCGCCATGATCGGGGCCAAGGGGTCGGGCAAGACGTGGTTCGGGGCGGCCTACGCCTACCACATGGGTCAGACGTTCCCCAACTCGATGGGCTGCGTGATTTCGAACACCTACACGCAGGCGAAGGACAACGCTGGCGCTCACATTATGACCATCGGGCGCATCCTCGGCTACAACGTCCGTTTCTTCCAGACCAAGACGGTGAAGGGCCGACCGTTTACGTCTCTGTTTGTTATTGACTTGGACGGAAAGGGGTATGAGGAAGGCAACAACTTCTACATTCTGGTCCGTTCGTTCGAGGCCGTCAACAAGCTGGAAGGTATCGAACTTGACTGGCTGTGGTGCGAGGAGATTCAGGACGCCCGCAAGGAGGACTTCATCACGGTGTTCACGCGCGTCCGTGGCAAGGGTGCAGACAACTCGCTGTTCATCGCAGGGATGCCCGAGGACTCACTGCACTGGATGTACAAGGTGATCCCGAAGCTCGGCATGGTGGAGGAGAACAAGCTGCGCCGCGAAATGGGCGTGACGATCTTCGACGCCCGCGAGTACGAGGACGAGCCGAAGGTGGAGCCCGAGCCAGATATCGAGTTCGAGGACTCCGAGGCCCAGGGCGTATTCTTCGAGCCCTGCATCTTCGAGAACCGCCACAACCTTCAGCCTGGGTACATCGACAACATGCGCGCGTCTCTGGACGCCGAGCTTGCCGACCGCTGGATCTACGGGAAGCGCACGTCCATGTCGGGCAACAAGGTGGCTTACGCGTTCGATACGCAGAAGCACGTCCGTGGCCGCATGTCACAAGTCTGCTGCGTCTACGACCCCGCGCTGCCGATCCTCGTTTCCATCGACTTCAACGTGGCCCCCATGTCCGCTACGGTCTGGCAGGAGAAGCCGTGGAACGACGCCTGGGACGACAAGAACATCATCTTCGACGCCGAGGAGCGAAAGGTCTACCGCAAGACGGTGGAACCCGAGACGGGAGACTTCCACGTGGAGCCGCTGGACGGCTTCTGGGAGGTCGCAGCCGCCAACCGCGAGGTGCTGGCCCAGGTGGACGAGTACGAGGTCTGGGAGGGCGGCACGCACGGTCTGATGGACGCTCTGATCAAGGACTACGGGCCGCAGGGGCGTGACCACCAGGGAGGTATCCGCGTGCTCGGAGACTCCACGGGCGACCGTCGCCAGACTTCGAGCCAGACGACCGACTGGACCATCATTCAGGACCGTCTGCGCGACCTGCCCCACTGCACGGTGCAGCCAGGGGTGGAGCTTTCGTCAAACTACAAGAACGGCACCGTCAACTACATCAACCCCGAGCGGCGCGACACCTTCAACGTGCTCAACGCCGCGCTGGAAGATGGCCTGAAGCGGGTCCACGTCTGCTTCCTCCCCGAGAGCAAGCTGAAGTCGGGCGGGGCGGCGGCCTCCGTGCAGGGAATGTCCTACAAGGCAGACGGCACGTTCGATACGCCCAAGCCGAAGGAGACGGAGAAGGACGCCGTACGCGATCACCTTTTCGACACGGTGCGTTACGCGGTCTGGGACTTCCGTGGCGGGCTCATGGACCCTGGCACCTGGGAAGGCCACCTGGCCCACGCGGAGGACGACGCCCTGCTCTCCCCCGAGCCCTTCGGGACGGGCCGCTACGGAGACTCCTGGGGCGGCGTCTGGTAGTCAAGCTCGCGGCGCACGATTGGCTTAGCCTTGTACAGAGCGCGGAGCATGTCGTTGAATGGGCTCACCTTCGGGTGCTCCATCGGCAGAGGCGGGGAGCCCATCGACTCCCTCGCCTCGTCGCGCCAGTCCATCAGGACGCTGATCGCCGCGTCGTACCCGTCGTTCCATGTATCCTCCATTACTCTGTCTCGGTTAGGTGCCAGCGGTTGTCCTCGAAGTAGATCACTCCGCGCTTCCGCAGGGACTGAAGGCGACGGTCGAGGACGCGGTACCCGCCGACGCGGGGGTTCACCTGATCGCCCAGGTGCCGTAGCTTCGCGTCGAGGCGGTAGAATTGGTCAACGCCGTCCTGAATCAGCTTCAGAAGCTCAACGTCGTAGGTCGCGTACTGGCTCATGGTCATGGCTCGGTTAGAGTAGGAGTACAGCAGTCATTACTGCAACTCCCATGCCAAGCCCGAGGCCGAAGATGCGGCCGTACGTCTCCCAGCGAGCGGGAACGCCATCGTAGCCGAGGTCACGGCCCGTGTGGATCACCCAGGCGCGGAGAATCCAGTAGTGCGCGCTCCACGGCTTCTTCTTGTCCCAGAGCCCGAACGGGTTGTAGCTATCGCTGTCGAAGTGACCGCCGACGAAGTGGTAGGCGAGGTCGTGCGGCATGAACGGGAACGAGACGACCGATCCGATGGCGATGGCGAGCCCCAGCGGTCCCGCCTTGACCAGGACGACGAGCGTGAGCAACTGGAAGGCCGCCTGCGCCACGCGGTATAGAGCCTTCTGCCAGCCAGGTACCTCGGAGTACGGGCGGTTCTGATGCGGGTCGCCCCAGGTCTGCTTCGTCAGGATCAGCCCGAAGCCGACGTAATCGAAGGCTCCCCAGAGGAGGTGAACGCCAACGACGCCGAGGGCGGCGGTGACGGCGAGCAGGAACAGCTTAATTGCGAGGAGTAGCATGGTTGGATCGGTTGAAGTCGAGTAGGGACGCCCCACAGAGGGCAAGAATGAAGCCAAGTTGTAGCATTAGGAAGCACCAGCATCTACAAGGGCTGACTGGACGACTTCGCTGATGATATCGTCCGCCATCTCCTGTGTTGGAAGGAAAGGGTTAAACTGGGGGTTCCGTGCCCCGAGGACTTCTGCAAGCTCTCGGTTGGTCAGCGTTCCGTAGGAGCGGCGCTGTCGCTCGAACCCGAGCCACGCATGGATGCCGCCCCCTGCCGCGCGTCGAGCGCGACCACGGATTGCCCGTACCAGTTCTCCCGTGAGAGTGAAGTCCACGGGCGTGCTGCTGCCCGTCGTGACTTCCTTGTACTCGGCGTACCCCCGCTCCATGTAAACGGAGGCATCGCCGTAGCGCGAGCGGCGGGCGTATCGGCCGAGGCGGTCCCTGGCCGAGCCCTTCTGTGCCGCCGCATAACCCTTCAGTCTCGCCTCGAAACGGGGGATACGCGTCGTGTTGAACCACGTCGGACGGGTGGAGTAGGGGTGCTGCCCCTCGCCCGACTGGATCTGCCGCTTGATTCGATGTTCAAAATCGTACGCCACCTGGTCGCGCCGCTCAGCGAGCGAGCGTTCCAGCGCGAGCTTGACGTAGCCGAGATTGTCTGTGATCTGTGCCATACTACTCTACCCCTCTCCGAGAACAACCACTCTACTATCCCTCAACCTTGTATAGTATGCAGTGAAAAGTTCTCAGATCGGCGTTTCCTGACGTTAAATGAAGGTTATGAGGACGCACCGCCCGTATCGGGGTTGCCCCCAGGGGAAGCAACAGAACGGTCGCGGTCAGACTGGTCACGGTCGGACTGATCGCGGCCCTCGTTCGCCGTCTGCCCCTTCTGCTGGGGCTCTGGCTCGGGGTCCACGCCGTAGATGAAGGTCTTGCCGTGCAGGACGGCCTCTTCCCCCTCGCGCGGCGGCTCGGTACCCAGCACCTGCTCGTACCAGAACTCCCGCTTGACGGCCACGCCGTTGTTCTGCGCCTTCTCGGCCGTCTCGGCCTTCACCTTCATGTCGGTCGGCGTGATCAGCACGGGGCGGATCGACGGGAGCAGACGGCGCACGTAGGACGGACCGTAGTTGATCCGCATCACGAGGTCAGCGAGCTTGTGCCAGCCGCGAGCGGCGAGCCCGACCGCATCCTGCATGTTCTCGTAGCGGATCGTCTGGGCGACGACAGCGCCCGCGTACGGGGCCGTGGAGCCCTTGGCCCCAACGGTCGATGCCTGACCCATGATCGCCACCGCGTACTCCTCGTGACCCTTGGCGATGAAGTCGCCGTAGGTGGTGATGGTGCCCTGGCGGTTGGCTTCGAGAAGCTGAACCTCAAGGTCGTTCGGGAACAGCGCGTAGCCGTGCTGACCCAGCACCTTCAGGAAACGCTCCATGTTCATACGCTTGTTCGGGTCGATGCCGCGCGGGTGGCGGCCGATGCGCAGGGGCGAGCCGTAGCCTTCGATGTACTGAATCCACCACGACTGAACAAACTGGATGCCCAGGTACCACGGAAGGCACTTGCGCGCCACGCCGAGACGGTCGTAGCGGTCGTTGCCGTAGCCGTGTTCGAGGAAGATGCACGAGCCGAGGGGCAGGTTCTCCACGAGACGGCCGTTCTGGTTGTCGCGCGTGCGAACCTCCATCTTGCCGAACCGCTCGGGCTTGTCGTGATCCTTGTTCGACTGAAGCGAGCGGCCTTCTACGGGGGCAATCTCCGTGGGGAGCCACATCTTCTTGTTGTACGCGTACTCTTCGAGGGACCAGCGGAGCTTGTACAGCTTCGCGCCCGTGAAGTACGGATCGACAAACTCCTTCGTCACCGTCTGGGCGTCGAGGTTGGCGATCACTTCGCGCATCGTGTCCGCGTAGTCGTCGGCAATCTCCTTCTCCTTGCCGTCAGCGGCCTCGGCGGGGATCACCTTCAGGCGGAATCCTCCGATGGCGGCCTTGAAAGAGCCAGCGAGGCCACCGAACCGCGTGTCCGTGGCCTCCATACGTTCGTAGATGGAGTAGAGCGGGCCGAGGTCGCCGTGAATCTCGGCCATCTGAAGAATCCGCTTCACGCGGTCGGGCGTCAGGGCCTGCATCGTCTCGTACTGACGGGCCATCGTGTCCGTCTTGAATACGAAACGCTCGTTGGCGTCCTCGGCTGGGGTGCGGTTGGGCATGAGTCGCCCGACAGTTCGTGCCATTTGATCAGGTTGGAAACTTGGGAAGGGGTCAGTTCGTGTACTGGAACCACTACACCTCCGTACAGTTTCATCGACGGATCAACCTGGCCGTCTATGCCCCTTACCTATACCTCAGTCGAAGAACTAGAGACGCTGCTTACCGTTCAGGAGCAGGCGGCTCTCACCGACGACACCACCGAAACGGGCGAGCCCGTGGTGGACACGGACATGATCGAGCGGTACCTTGCGTACTCTGAATCCACCGTGAATACCAAGCTGCAAACCCGTTACGACATGCCGCTTAAGACGGTGCCGCTCGCCGTGGTCTACGCCACGCTCGTGATCGCGCGGTATCGCCTCATGCTCCGTCGCGGCTACATGACGGAGGAGCTTGAGACGGAGTACAAGGAGCAGATGCGCTGGCTTCAGATGGTGCAGGACGAGGACGCCGATATCTACGAGGACGAGGTAGACGAAGAAATCGCGTTCGGCACCTCCACCAACGAGTTCTTCGACGGAGAGTTCTTCCTGTAAGTCTATGTATTACGACAACATCATCGGCGTAATCACGCAGGTTCTGGAAGGGCGAGACTACCCCCACACGAACCGCGACCCGCGCATCGACAAGTACCACAACGAGCTTGTTGACGAAGATTCCGTTAAGGAGGTGGCCCGAGACGTGGCCGCCCGCCCCGCCCTGCTGATTTCCGTGGGCGACCCCGACGTGCTCCCCGACAGCTACGATTCGACCTACCGAGTCTCTACCGACTCCATCCCGCTCGAAATCATCGTCGCGTACTCCAACCTCCGCGATCCAGCGATTCAGAAGGAAGAGTGTCGAGCGATTGCTTTCGAAGTACGCCGAGCCCTTCAAGGCGTCAAGTTCGAGGCTCCGCAGATGGCCGAGGCCGTCTTTGTTACCGAGGGTCTGGAACATATCGGCACCACTAAGGGACTAACACTCTACTCCGTAATGATGCGCCTCGTGGCTGAAGTCTCGATGGACGCAGACGACCCCGACGAATAAATGCCTGGTTACGACAACATTTTCTCGGCCCTGAACAACACCGTTTGGGCCATTACTCCCGAGAAGTTCGATGAAATCTCCGCGATGGTGAAGGGCCTCAAGGCTAAGGACGCGATGGACATTGCGTTCAAGGCCGAGGAACAGCACCACATGGGCATCCGCGCGTCCGAGGACCGCGAGGCGTCCATCTACGACCGCGTGGGGATCGCCTTCGCGGGCCAGGACCAGCGCATCGCCGTCGTTCCGATCCGTGGGACGATGATGAAGCGCATGAACCTCTTTTCCCGCATGTCGGGCGGCACCTCCACCGAGCTTCTGACCGCCGCTGTTAAGCAACTGTCCGTGGACAACTCGGTGAAGGGCGTGGCCTTCCAGGTGGACTCCCCAGGCGGCTCCGTCGAGGGTCTGACGGGGCTCCGCAACGCCATCCGTGACCTCGGTAAGCCGTCCATGACTATTGCCGACGACATGATGGCCTCGGCCGCGTACTTCGTCGGCTCGGCGGCAGACAACGTGTACGCCACCCCCGACGCAATCGTGGGGTCCATCGGAACCATTACCTCCCGATGGGACTACAGTGATGCCTACGAAGAGGCGGGCATCCAGCAGCACATCTGGCGCAGCAAGCCTTACAAGGCTCTGGGCCACGCCTCGGAACCTCTGACCTCAGAGGAAAGTAAGGAGACGCAGCGCATGGTGGACAGTTACTACGGGCAGTTTGTCCAGGCGGTAGCTGAAAACCGCTTCAATGGCAATCTCGAACAGGCAGAAGCAGTAGCCGATGGTCGCGTCTACGTCGGTGCTGAAGCCGTAACTAAGAATCTCGTGGACAACGTACTCTCCGTAGACGAGGCCATCGCCCAGCTTGACAACTCCCTCTCCGCTGAGGAGAAGTTCGACGGGCTCAAGGCCAACTACAGCAAGACCTATGCCGCTCTCGAAGAGGCCAACAGCACCATCGCTGAGCTTACCGCTCAGAACGAGGCGCTTCAGGCCCAGATCGACCAGCAGGCAACGGTCGCGGCCGAGCAGAAGGCCGACAACTTCATCAGCGAACTCGTCGCCAAGGGCAAGCTCGCCCCCAAGGCCGACCACACTGACCTTCGCGCTAACCTCGTGAGCAACTTCGATGCCTTCTCCAAGGTGTTCGACCACGTTCCCGCAGGCAGCGCCGCTCCCGCTTCCGTGGAGCCGTCCAACGAGCCTGGGCAGGCCGAGGCGCTTGACGCCAAGATCGCCAAGGCGAAGGAGGAAGGCAAGCGCGTCGCAATGGACGCCGACGAGGCTCAGGTGTACGACGAAATGGGCATCGACTACGTGAAGGGCTTTGCGGAGTAATCCGCAATCGCACTCGGCTTTGCCGAGAAGTTACGCCGAGTAACTTTCGCGCGTAGTCGGGAACACCTACCCGTCTACTCCGATACACAACACCGACCATCTTCCTAGACAGCACCACTCATGGCATACGCAACTTCAGACCGTTTCGGTCGCACCAAGGTCAACCCGCGCGAGAAGAAGGAGGGATTCCCCCTCGCTGACGGAGACGTGATCTTCGCTCACACGCTCTGCGGGATTCTCGCCGCCACTGGCGAACTCTGCAACCTCAACGGCAACGAGAACGCGGTTTCCGCGATCCTCTACGCCGACGCTCACCTTGAGGCGGGCGCTCTCAACCACCGCGTTCACGGCGGCGCTCCCTACGGGGAATCGTTCGAAGCTCTTTCGAACAAGGTCGTCTACCTGAACGCCACGGGCCTCGCGGCTGGTGACGAGGGCTCCGATGCGTTCCTCGTGGACGACAACACGGTGACGACCACGGACGCAGGCGACGGCTCCACCCCGTACGTTGGCAAGATCGAGAAGGTGATCGCTGCCGACTACGCTGCGGTATTCGTCCCAGGCCTGTACCGAGACTAAGCAACAACGCGGGCCTGACCCCGCTTCTCTCTAACCACTGACACACACTCTGATGCCAGATATCATTACCCCTGGGGTCATTCGCGGACTCAACACCTCCCTGACGACGATCTTCGATCAGGAGCTTGAGGCCGAGGCCCCTTCCGAACTCTTCACTCGGGCCGTGCTCGAAACGGAGTCCAATCGTAAGTACGTCGATTACGCCTGGATTCTCGCAATGGGCGGCGGTATGCGTGAGTGGATCGGTGAGCGTGAAGTACAGGAAGGCGCTGTGCTCGACCGCTACATGATCCAGAACCGCAAGTTCGAGTCCACCCTTCGCGTCGAAATCGAGGATATCGAGGACGGGACCTACGCCTTCAAGGCGCAGTTCCAGGCCGCTCAGCGTGCTGGTGAGTACCAGCGCCGCAAGAACGACCTCCTCTTCGACCTCATGCTCGGCTCGCTGGGCACCGAGGCCGACCCGAGCGACCCCGCCACCTGGTTCCAGGTGGGCACGGGCCTCGTCGGTCCTGACGGCGTGCCGCTCCTCGCCGTGAACCACCCGCGTGGTCACGCGACGAAGCGTGTCCGTGCCAACGGCACCGAGACGTACATCTACGAGCAGGATTCGGAGTTCTCGAACCTGACCACGATGCCGTTCTCGAAGGACGCGCTCAAGGCCGCTCGCACCTACCTGCGCAAGCAGAAGGACCACTACGGCCGCCCCGCGCGCCTCACCCCGAACGTTCTGGTCGTTGGCCCGAACAACGAGGAGGCTGCACGTGAGGCCGTCGCTCCCGCAACCATCATCCGCGTCGAAACGGTTGACGGTGTGGAGACGCGCCAGCAGATCACCAACCCGATGGCAGGTGCCTTCGAGGTCGTGGTCATGGACGAGCTTGGGGACAGCCCCGCGTGGTTCCTGCTCGACCTCACGAAGCGGATCAAGCCGTTCATCTTCCAGAACCGCGTGCGCCCGCAGCTTCAGCGCACCGCGCCGATCCAGGCATCGGCCGCTGAGGGTCTGGTGGACTACACCACCTTCATGCAGGACGCGATCCTCTACGGTATCCGCGCCCGCTTCGGCGGTGGCTACGGCAACCCGATCTACGCCTTCGGCTCGACGGGCACGGGTGACGCTCTCACGGGCGACGCTCTCGCCTAATCCGAGGCAAGCCTGATTCGAGGCCCGCATCTGACCAGTCGGGTGCGGGCCGTTTTTCTCTGAACCATTTAGCCAACTGACACTATGGCAACCCCATTCGCAATCACGACCAACTTCAAGAACGGTGGCATCCGTCAGGGGAAGGCCTACCTCATTCAGGGCGACGAGGGCGCGTACACCGCAGCTTCGCTCGGCCGCATCAAGAACCCGATGATCAACCTCGAACCCGTGGAGTCCGACCAGGACAGCCAGGGGCGCACGACGGTGATCGCCTACAACCTCAACGCGTCCGTGTCGATGATGCAGCACACGCACGACGAGATTGAGGCGGCAGGCCAGCTTGCCTACCCCGCTGACGGCTCCCCCGAGGAGGCTGGGTACAACCTCCTCTTCACCGATGGCCCGCTCTCGCAGGCCGACGTGGAGGCGGCGCTGAACACCGTCGAGGGGCGCATCGTCCCAGGCATCCTGATGGAGAATGTCTACCCGAAGCCGACCATCAACGTGGACTTCGGCACGAACGACTCGGCCATCGACATTGCCATCAACGGGATGCTTCAGCCCGAGGCGCTGACCAACTTCGCCACGGAGCCTGTACTGACCTTCGCCAGCTAAGATGGCCTGGAAGAAGTACAACACGCACGTACGGGTAGGGCCATCCTCTGAGGGGGTGGTCCTTCCTGTTACGAACCTCACCGTCCGTCCAGAACCGTGGACGGGGGCGGGCACCATCGTGACCGAGCTATTCGACGGTCGGCGCAAGCTGGAAAACGTGACGTGGGGGTATCGCATCGAGCTTACATGGAGCGAACTTCGTGCCGACCAGGACGATCTGCGTCAGGCCGTCGAATACCTGCTTCAGCAGGAGGGGGCGGATATCTACCTGTCCTACGACGCGGACGGTGACGTATTCGAGCCTACTCACGTGATCCCCAACTGCATCCCCGAGCTAAGCGGACAGGAACTATCGGCGGTGTTCGAGCGTCGTGCTCGTAAGCGGCCAGGGTCCCTCACGCTCGTCAGCGAGTCGCAGTCCCTCCCGCTCTACAACTGGATCACTCTCTAACCCCTACCCTCATGGCTATTCGTAAGACCTTCGACGTTCAGGGCATGAAGTTCCGCCTGAAGCCCACGTCCCGCAACAACGTGGAACGGCTCCGTTCCCACTTCGAGAACCCGACAGACGAGATTCTGGCTCAGGACGACTACGAGCAGTGGGTCGAAGTCCTCCGCGTGATCGCTGAGCCCGTGGGCGATGCCTCGTTCGACAAGATCGACGTGGGCGAGTTCGACACGAAGATCGCTGAGCAGGCTCTCGTGGATTTTATGCCGACCTTGATGCTAACGCTGAGCGGGCTCGTCGGATCTTCGTAATCCTTGAGCACGTCCCGCCCTCCAAGGCCAAGATCGCTCCGTGGGCCAGAATCCTGAAGGGCGAGATTGACGACAACTGGCACTGGATTGTGTCAGCCGTGGCAGGCAACGACCCCCAGATGATCGACTGGATTTACGAGAACTGGAACGATTACCAAGTCGCGCGTCAATACGGTATCAAGGTCTACGGCGAAATCGGAACAGATACAAGCGATTAACGGCGGGGCCATCGGGACGAGAACTCTCGGTGGCCTCGCACGTTTTCACTGCATACTATACAAGGTTCTCTCCTGGGGGAGGGTCTTGTCCGAGCAGCACCCTTCTTCTTCACCCTTGTAAAGATCCTGATGGCACAGTCCAGAGAGTTCATTGCCGCCCTGCGCCTCAAGCTAGAGGCCGACCACGCCCTGTCGGCGGCCAAGAAGGCGATGAGCCAGCTTCTCGGGGACGCGAAGGACGTTGAGACGGCTTTCCGTAACGCCCTCGAATCAGTCCAGAACAAGTACGACATTCAGGTTGGTATCGACCTGGACTCCGACGACATGCGCGGGCAGATCCGCGCGCTCCGTGAGGCCATGATCCAGTCGGGCCTCGATAAGGGCCTCAACCTCCGCGAGGTGGCGCAGGACGCCGACGTGGCCGTGGCGGCACTGAGCAAGGTCCGCGACGTGACGGGGCAGGTGGACAACCAGGCCGAGGAGATTGCTGACGCCATGCACCAGGCGCAGCTTGCGACCGAGGCGTACGGCAAGGCGGCGAAGAACAGCGGGAACGCGGCGGCCCAGGCGCACACCAAGACGACGCTCGCCTCGCAGAACGTGATCCGTATCGTACAGGATCTTCCGTACGGTATGATGGGCATCACGAACAACATTCAGGCCCTGGGCGACTCCATGACCTACCTGATGAACCAGGTAGACGATACCACGGGCAAGGCCTACACCCTCGGCGGGGCGCTCAAGGCTACGTTCCGTGGCCTGCTGCGGGGGCCGATGGCCGTAGGCCTCGTGATCACGCTGATTTCGACCCTCGCCCTTCAGTGGGATAAGGTGGCGGCTGGGGTACGCTCTGTTGGCGTGGCCCTGGGTATCACTCAGCGTAGATTCCACGAGGATGCGGAGGCGATGAAGAACAGCCTCAAGTCTCTGGGTGAAGAGTTCGCGGAGAACATGAGCCCAGAAGAGGCTCGGGTTGCGGGCGAGCAGATGGCGCGGATCGTGCGCGACATGAACCGTGAAATCAACGAGCTTAACGGCTATGGGGCGGCCGCAGGTTCTGGTCTCCGTCGCTTCGCCAACGGCACGCTGAAGCTGGCGATGCACTCGAAGGAGCTTCGCCCCGTAATCATGGCGCTCGCGGGCGACTTCGTGATGCAGGCGATGGCCCTCGAAGATAACGAGGAGCGGCTTGACACGGCAACGGGACTCCTAGAAGCCCTTGAAAAGCAGGCTTCGTCGGGTGAGGCGCGCATCGCTGCGCTCGCCGCCGAGCTTGAGAACCTGGGCGACATTGGCGCTGAAATGGCTGAGAAGCTGGCCCAGACGCTGTTTGTCGGGGAGTTCACGGAGAACGTCAACGAGTTCTTCCGCGAGGGGTTTGAGCTTGATATCGACGCGATTGACGACGAGTTCGCCCGTACCGAGGCCGAGCTTCAGTACCGCCGTCAGCAGCGCGAGCGCGAGCTTCGCGGGACGCGTGACGAGCTTATCGGTCAGGCGCGCACGCTGTTCGAGCGGGGCGTAATGACGGAAGCGGAGTTCGACGCGAAGAAGGAACAGCTTGAGACGCAGTACACGAACGCCGTAGCGGATCTGGGCACCGCGACGGAGCGCAAGATCCGTGAGGCACAGGAGAATATCACCGACGCGGCCAAGGATGGCTGGCAGGCGTTCGAGGACCAGATTACGAACCTTCAGATTGCGGCAATGCCCGACAACCTGGCACGCCGCCTCGCTGAGGTGCGTCAGGAGTACGCCGAGCTTGAGCGTACGCTTCGTGATGAGGCTACGAACAGCGATCAGCTTGCCCGTGGGCTCGCCGCTGCGCGCGAGGCGCGTCTGGTCGAAGAGGCCGAGGTGATCCGCACGTGGAACGAGGAACAGCGCGAGCTTCAGGAGAAGGCGATTCAGCAGCAGAAGAAGGTGCAGGATCTTCAGATCCAGGCGCAGGAGTCCTACCTGTCGGCGCGCACGTCGATGATCGCAGACGAGCACGAGCGTGAGCGTCAGGAGCTTCGGGACCGCGAGCGCGTGCGGCAGCGTCAGCTTGACGCCGACCAGGCCTCGTTCGAAGCGCAGGCCGCTCTGTACGAAGAGGGGACGGACGAGTACCGCACCTTCCAGGCGCAGATCGCCGCTATCGAGGCGCGTCGTATCGAAATCCGTCGTCAGACCGAGCGCGCAATCTCCGATTCGCACCGTGACGAGGCCCGCGAGATTCAGCAGGCGGCCCAGAAGCGCGCAGACGTGCTGCGCGACCTCGCCGCCGAGGAGCAGCGTCTTATCCAGCAGCGTTCCGAGCTTGCCGATAACGCTACCTGGAACCCGTTTGGAGGGTTCAGTGGCTCGTTTGACGCGGGACAGAACCTGGACGAGGCGGGGGCGCTCGACGCCTTCAAGAACCGCTGGCAGCAGATTCAGGACGCGTTCGCGGACGTGGACCCTGGCAGTGACGCGTTCCAGCAGAAGCTGAACGCTGAGGCCCAGGCCATCGAGCAGCACCAGCAGAACCTCGCCAACATCGAGGAGCAGTGGCAGCAGCGCCGCGCCGATGCCAAGCGTCAGTTCTGGACGCAGAGCACGGAAATGATCGCCAACGTGGTGTCCACGATCAGCGACATTGCCTCCATGAATTACGAGACGTGGAAGGCTGAGCGAGAAGCTGAGCTTGATGCGCTCGGCGTCTCCGAAGAGGAGAAGAAGAAGATCATGGAGGAGGAGGGCGCGAAGCGGTTTGAGGAACAGAAGAAGCTACAGATCGCCGCTGCGTGGGCTGAAGGTATCTCTGGTGCCGTTTCCGCGTACGCCGCTGCCCAGACGCTCGGCCCCGTGGCTGGCCCCATCGTCGGCGGAATCAACGCCGCTCTCGTGATGGCAATGACGGCCGCTAACGTCAACCGAATCAAGGCCCTGCGCCCTGGCTCGGGCGGCGGTGGTTCGTCCGCTCCCTCCGTCAGCGCGGGCAACTACACGGCGCTCAACGCGGCCGTGGCCGCAGATCGTGTCGGCGGGTTCGAAACCTGGCGCGCGGCTGGCGGTTTCAACCCTACCGATCCTTACGGGAACGCCGCCTCTCGTATGGAAAACGCTGTGGATCGCTTCGAAGAAGCGGCGCGGAACATGACCGCGACGGTAGATCCGCAGGGTATGGGCCAGATTGTTACGAGCGGCACGGACTTCAACAACCTGACGAATGGCAACTCTTAACCTCTACCGTGTCGAAGTTACCCACGCGAACGTCTCGTACGGGGAGCTTCAGGAGGTACCTGGGTCGCGTCTGAACGACGTGGACGTGGTGCAGCTTTCGGCCCCAGACCTCACGCTGGAAACCGAAGCGGGGCAGTTCAAGATCGGCAACATGACCGTGCAGGCGCGCGGCATGGCCCCAGACTACTTCTCCGAGGCAAACGACCCCCTTGAGACGCCGTACGTGGCCGAGCTTATCGGTGACGACGGGCAGATCGTGTTCTGGGGCGTGGTGGAGCAGGGTCGCTACAATCGCAAGACGCGGCGCACCTCGTTCATCGCGCTGAGCCCAGAGTTCATGTTGAAGCGTGCGCCGAAGCTACAGCCGCGCACCGTGTACGAGGGGGACGCCCAGCGTTGGGCCGTCAACGAGTCGTCGTCACAGCTTAACGTGTGGGTCCACGAGGCCACGCCCGCCCAGGTCGGTGACGTGCTCGTGCTCGACCTCCCGAACGGGGAGTATCGCGCGCCGCTCCTGAAGGTAGGACAGCCAGAAGGCAACCTGCGCAAGCTCACGGTTGCCTACGACGTGGAGCTTGCCGCCCTCTTCTCGATTCCAGCCGCTGAGGTTGGCGACCTGCCCGCCCAGGGCACCTACACCCCGACGTGGTTCAGCCGCCTCGACATTCCCGCCGACGTTGGCGCGGAGCTTATGGCGTTGTTCTCGGACGACCTCTACGAGTGGGACAACGGGCTCGGCCACTCCGTTGACCTTCGGGGACAGGGCTACGTGTTCCGCTTCGTGGACGCCGACGACAACGTGATCGCGGAGAGCACCTTCGCCATCGGCATTGCTTGGGCCTACGAATACGAGCCTGCGGCTCACGTGTTCGTCCACAACACCGCTATCACGGCGGTTCACGAGGCGGGCGGCTTCGACCACTTCGAGCTTGTGCGACTGGCCTCGGAAAGCAATTCGGAAGAGGACGGCAGATCGAACACGACGGGATTCGAAGTCCTCGGCCGTTCGATGTACGGCTACGCCCCCGCGACCTCGACCGACCTCTACGACGTGGAGACGCTGATGAACGCGCTCCTCACGGTCGGCTTTGGCAACGACGGTACGGGGATCACGGACGGGGCGAACGCCGACGAGGGCCGTCCGCTCGGCATCTTCCCGTGGCTGATCAACGGAGCGGTGGCCGTGCGCGACGACGCCAACGTGGGCTCCACGTGGATCGGCACCACTCTTTCGGACAAGCCGCTTGAGGCCCTGCGTGAGCTTCAGATGGTCGGCAAGTCGCTGATCCGTTTCGAGCCGACGCTGGTTAACGGCCTCCCGCGCGTCAACGTCGAAATCATCCCTCGCACCACGATCAACGGCAGCGTGACCCCAGAGGCCATCGCTGAGGTGATTTCGTGGGAAGAGGACGAGGCCCCTCGCCGTCTCGAAGGCGTGGTCGTAAAGCCGAACGACGACTACTTCGCCCCCGAGGGCGAGGGCTCGTATGTGGGCTTCTGGTTCGAGACGAAGGACGGCCGCGTGCCGAACCACCTCCCTGGCGACGACGGCACCGCACCGACGCTATCCGCTGCCGAGCGCGCGATCAAGTCCGCGCCATCGGGCGACGGGGTGATCGAAATCAAGGTGCCCGTGATCCCCAGCTTCACGGGGACGTGGTACGGCGGTCAGAAGGTGCTCAACGATAACCTCCTGGCGCACATCGCCCGCTTCTACTACAACTGGTTCAAGTCGGCGGCACGCGGCGTGACGGGCACCATCCGTCAGAAGCGCCCCGACGTGCTCGGCAAGCTAGTGTCCGTGCAGGAGGGCGAGGGTGTCCACTACTTCGAACAGACCGTCCTCGTCACGAAGGTGATGATGGACCCGAAGGGGACCAAGACGCAGTTCGAGGGCTACATTCTCCCAGAGTACACGCCGCCCGCTGACACGCCTCCCGTGGCGATCATCGGCGGCCAGCGCGTCTACACCGATGCTGGCAGTGACGGGACCGAAGAAATCCTGCTGCACGCGTACGACTCGTACAGCCCAGACGGCGACGACCTCAGCTACACCTGGACGGTGAACGGCACGGCGACCTACACGGGCGCAACCCTCGAAGTGTCGCTCCCCATGGGGCAGCACAACGTACAGCTTCAGGTTACGGAGACGAACAGCGGGCTCACGGCTTACGATCAGGTCGTAGTAACCGTGGCAACCCCAGCGGGCGAGGGCGAGGACCCGACCGACATTCGCGGCTACAACGCCGAGCAGTTCGAGCAGGGCAACGTCGGCTTCGTACGCCTCTACCCGAACGCTCCGTCGCGGGTGGAATCGGTGAAGTGGCGTCGTGTGACGGGCGAGGAGCTTCCGCAGATTGATTGGGATCAGAACGCCGACCCTAACTACTGGTACACCCTCGGCCCGCTCTCGCCGTCCGACATGGCGCAGAACGCTAACGGGCACTACTTCCTCTTCGACGTGCCGCTGGACGAGCAGCACCTGTCGTACATCGAGGCGTACATCACCTTCTACGGCGGGCTTCAGCCTGTCGTGGCCCGTTTCGGTATCGACGCGGACTCGAAGGCCGACTTCTCCGCGACGAACATCGCCGTCAACACCGCAGGACAGGTATTTCTTACTGTACAAGGTGATTCGGATACGCGGGCAACTGACGGGATCAAGGTGTACAAGGTGGTCCAGGCGTCCAGCGCGAACCCGCCAGGACCAGGCGACTTCCCTGCATCCCCGCAGTACACCTTCGACAATCCAGCCCTTCAGGTCCCCGTACACAGCGACCTCGACTCGGGACAGGCGATCTACGTCAAGGTTGAGCTTATCAACCGCTCGGACGGCCAGGTAGGTGCGACGACGTACCTCTCCACCTCCAACCAGACGGTAGGGGGCACCGTTGAGCTTGACTACCTCACGCTCGACAACAAGGAACGTTCGGACTTCGCAGGACCCCTCCCTGATGGCCTTGTAATGTTCGATGCTGAAGGTCCCACGGCGGGCCTCAACATGGTGCGCGCAAGTGGCTGGTATCAGGTCTGGGATTCTGGAAACGATGGACAGGGCAGCGGGCTCGACGCCGACCTCGTACGAGGCTTCTACGTCGGACAGGACCTGCGTCCGACCGACACTGTAGAGTTCCAGGGCGTTACGCTCACGGACGGTGGCCGCTTTGTTGGCGAGGGCGGGGACGTGGTTCTCCGTCGCGCTGACGGCACGAACCACGGCACGCTCGTGCTCGAAAACCTCGTGGTGCTCGGCTCCGTGGATCAGCAGTCCACGAACATTCTCGAAGTTGAGGACCAGTTCATCAAGGTGAACCGTGGCGCGACGGGTACGCCGAACCTCCACGGCGGTATGCAGGTGGAGCGCGGCGACCAGCCCGACGCCGTCTTCGAATGGGACGAGGGCAACGACCGCTGGGCCGTCTCGGGCGCTCAGTACGGCGACGACGTGTGGGCCGTGGGCATCGCCAACGGTCAGCGTCAGGTGAACCTCAACGCCGACCTGTGGGACGGCGCGCAGTTCTCGGACTACCTCAACCAGGGTGTTCGCACGGGCGACTCCCCGACCTTCGCCGCACTCGTCGTCTCGGGCCTCCTGACGGCCGCTCAGGCGACGATCACGGGGGCGGTGGACGTAGGGGGCACCCTCGACGTTGACGGCCGCCTGACGGCAAATCTGGGCCTCACGGCGAACGACGACTCGACGTTCAACGGCAACGTTGACGTGTACGGCGAGATTGATGTTCGCACGGCCTCGGACAACCCGCTGCGCCTCCGCTCGACGGACACGGGCGGTGCGAGCGGAACGGCCGAGGGCGGCTTCAACTACATCGCGTTCTACGACGCCCAGAACGACCGTCAGGCCTGGACAGGCATCGGCTCGAACGGGGACTACTACATTCGCCCCGAGATTGCTGACGCACGCGTGCGACTGGATGGTGACGCGTACGTGACGGGCCTGCTTGAGACTTCGAGCGGCATCTACGACCGTGGCGCTGGCGAGCCCTTCGTATACAAGCATGTCGCACGCTTCCACCAGGCTGCTTCGGGCACGGTGGGCTATCTGAAGATCAAGCTGCCGCGCGGAGCATCCCTCACGATGATGCACCTGCGGGTTGACGGGTACGACTACGACGACCTGACGGGCGCATGGAGCGTGATCGCGGGTGTCTACAACTACACGAGCGGTTACGTGAACCCTTCGGCCACGGTCGTAGGGTCCGCGCCGTTCTACCGCGTTGCGTGGGGCCGCATCGGTACGGACGACTACCTCGTTCTCGGCCTGGAAGGAAACGTCTGGAACCACCCGAACGTCGTCGTATCTCACCTTCAGACCTCGTACCTAGACCCCGAGGGTTGGCAGGAGGGCTGGAGCTTCAGCTTCGGCAACGACGACGCCGAGTTCGATGATCTTGAGGTGATGCCCGTCGGCCTCCGCACGTACGGCGGGCGCGACTTCGTGCGCGTGGGTATCGGCAAGGCTACCCCAGGCCACGAGCTTGACGTAGAGGGCACTGGACGTTTCACGGACGACGTTCGCGTAGGGGATCGTCTCTACCTCGATTCGTCCTCGCCGCGTATCGAGACGACCAACTACCTCGGTTTCAACAACGAGGGCGGCGGGGCTCAGACGATCAAGGTCGGCGGGCTGGTAGTGAGCAACACCTTCGGTGACGCCGCGCCTACCAACGGCATCTTCGTCGTCGGTCAGTCCATCCTGCGTGACCTCGTTACGGCCGACAAGGGCCTGAACGTCAACAACCGCGATGGGGCCTCGCCGTTCGTCGTGGCGCGCACGGGTTCGACCTACGACAACCAGGAGTTCTCTGTTTCCCTCACGGACAACGATGCGTACCTGCACTACCTCAACGACGAGGCGGTGTCGGCCATCACCTTCCGTATCGAGGATCTGAACGGGACGCGCGGCCTTCGCCTCTCCTCGGACGCGGCCGACCTCGCCCTCAGCACCACGGACTACATCAGCGGCCCGTTCGGCGTAGGCTTCACGCTTGAGGCCTACAACGCCTCGGGATCTTACTTCGAAATCGACAACGTGCGCGTGCGCGGCGAGCTTCGCACGCACATCTTCCGCTACGACGAGGTTCGCGCGACGAACGGCTACCTCTACATCGCGGACGCGACGGAGGTTAGCCAGGACGTTGTGGTGCCCACGGACGGCGAGCAGACGATCACCGTGAAGGACCCCGTGTTCGATGCGGGCGACCTCCTCTGGTACAAGTCGTACGACCTCGACAGCGGCGGCGGAACCGTCGTGACGAGCGTGAAGGTGCAGGTCAAGACGGAGGCTGGGGCGAATGTTGCCACTCCCGTGACGCAGAACGGCATCACGCGCTACCTCTACGACGTTAAGAGCACGCTCGGCGGCAGCGGCGGGACCATGCAGGCGGGCGGCACCATCGTGCGCGTCGGCAACATCGAGAACCCCGACCGTGACGCTGCCCTATACTTCGACGCGTCCTCCGAGAAGTCGCCGTTCTTCGACGTGTACGACGGCGTGACCTCGTGGGCCGAGTTCCACGCGGCGGCCAAGCTGAAGATGCGCATCGGCCACCTCAGCGGGGCATACAACCTCGCGGACGGTGACTACGGCATGGCGGCGGGTCAGCCTGACGGCTCGCACATCATCGCCAAGCAGGACGGCGTGTTCATCCGTGAGAACACCGACGAGTGGTTCCGTCTCGAAGGCGGCACCATGACCCTCGGTACCACCACGTCGGGACAGTGGGTGACGATCCGAGACGACGGGATGCGGGTGACGGCGGGCGCTACGCTGCGCGCGTACTTCGGGGACTACGTGGCCCTCTACGACACGGACGGGAAGGACCGTCTGGTGGCGACGACGGGCAGCGTCAAGCTGGGCGACCAGACCTCGGGCACCTACGTCTCCATCACCGACTCCTCGCAGGAGTTCTACAAGGCGGGCCTCGGCTCGGTCCTCTCACTCTCCTCGGCTATTCGTGTCGGTACGGCCACGGGCTCCCGCATCATGCTCGGCACAACGGACACGGGCGCGGGAGTGAACGTTACGACGACCTTCGTGCGAGTCGGCCGCGAGACGGACAGCCACGTGAAGCTGACGGGCGTGGGTATGGAAGTGCTGAGCGCGAACGCGGCCAACTCCCTCGGCTACTTCGGGGACCACGTGCGCGTCGGTGAGACGACGGGCGCTCACGCCTACCTTGACCAGGGCGTGTTCTACCTCCGTGGCGCAGACGGCACGGCGGGCGTGACGGTGACGGCAGACGGTACGGTGTCGCTGCGCGGCACGGGCGCGGACCTGTCCTGGTTCAGCGAGTACCCAGAGGCCTTCTACCCGCTCTCCAACACGGGGCTCGACGCCATCACGGGCCGCCTGACGGCCCTCTACGGTAGCGCCTCCTTCACGCCACGCGTCGGACGCTTCCTCGGCGGGGCGCTCTCGGTTTCGTCGGCCAGCACGAACATCGTGAACAGCGCGAGTGGCGCGAGCGGTATCCTCGCCATCGGCTCGGCCTTCAATGACAAGGGCAACCCGCCCGTAGTGACCGCGAACGAGATTATCGAAGCGCAGACGCCTTTCGGTGCGCGCGACGTGGCACACGTGGCGTGGGATTACGCGGCGGGGGATGGCGGCGGCATTCAGATGGTGGCAACGCCCAGTACGCCCATCGTTGAAGGAGCTACCTACACCTTCAGCTATTTCCTGAAGCTGTCAGACTGGTCCAACCTGTCCTCTAACCTCCTGTACCTAACCTGGGCGGGCGCAAGTTCGCTCGGAGGCCAGTATTCAATCGACCGAGAGGTTGACTACGGCGGTGGCTGGAAGCGTATCTACTGCACCGCAACCGCTCCTGCGGGGGCGACGGCGGTATACATGCGCGCGTATCTCTACGATCAGAACGAAGTCTGGGCCTTCGGAGCACAGATCGAGGCTCTGCCGTACCTGACGCAGTACCATGAGGGACGCATCGGAGGCGGAGAGTTCGAAATCCCGTTCTCGCCCTCCCCGCGTGAGGGTACCTTTGCTGTATGGATCACGAATTACGGGCAGCGGGACCTCGCCTACGGCACCTCGGTCCTCTCCTTCGGGGGCGGCAACGGAAGCCGTAACGACGTTTGGCTCGCCGCTACCGACGAGTTCGTCTGGATCTGTGAAGGCGCGGGCGATAGCTCAGTACGCCCCGCATACGTCCACGAAGATAACACGCCGTACCTCTTCGTGCTCACCTGGGACGCGGACGCGGGTGAGCGGGTGTTCCGCGTGTACGACCCGAAGAACGACGCCTGGACGGAAGATACTGGCCGCTACGGCACGGGCGCTACCTGGCTCGACCACATCAAGGCGGGCCTCAGCAACGGCTATTCGTCGCACACGCGCTACGAGCAGATGGTTCACCTGCCGTACGCCATGACGTACGGCGAGGCCAAGGCGCTCGCGGCCATGACGACGCCGATCAGCCCGAACGTCAACGCCTCGTACCTGGACGCCAACAAGCTCGTCACGGGCCGTCTCGAAGCCCGCGACGGTTCGACCTGGATCGACCTCGATTCGGGTCGTTTCGACTTCCGTGGCCGCTTCACGCACGACGGAACCACGACGACGATTGCCGACTGGCAGGTGCTCACGGGCTCCATCCGTTCCCAGAACGGCGTGATGGACCTGGACAGCCAGTACGGCAACATCAGAGTGGACAACAACGCTGGGCTCGTGACCATGATGGGCCGCCTGTTCGAGGACAGCGGCTGGATGGACGAGTACGGGTTCGGTGTGGCCGACAACAGCCAGCAGACGTTCGAGTGGATCGTACGCCTGACCGACCTTGAGACGACGATTTCTGGCTGGACGCTCACGCCTGACGTGATCTACAACAGCGTTGGCCTCTACCACGTCGGCCTCGCGGCCCCTGGCTACGCGGGCAACGTGGCCTTCTTCGCGGGCGCATCGGGCGTCACGCCCGCCACGCTGAGCAACGCCGTGACCAAGATCGAAGCGGACGGCAAGTTCACCTTCGGCGGCGCGAACGGCATTACGTTCGACCTCGACCAGGTTCGCCTGGGCTCGAACGTCTCGATTACCTGGGACGCGCTCGGCGGCGCGAAGCTCGGCTTTGAGGCGACGATCAACTCCCAGACTTACGGCGGCGGCCAGGGCTCGGGCGTCGGTGAAATCTACCTGAACGCCATCGACATTGAAGGCGACTCGGTAGACGACTACGGCGCTATCCAGTGGAACGGCAATACGTACCGTCTCACCGTCCGCAACCTCCTTGACAAGTCCAACACCGACCGCACCCTGTACACGGGCGCATCGAACGCGACCGAAGGATTCGCCGTGCTCGACACGACCTACAGCCGCAAGTTCGCTGGCTATCAGGGCGACGTGAACATCGTGTTCGTGCGCTACAACGCGGGGCAGTGGCAGTACGACAACAACTCCACCTGGGTCAACTTCACGCCTGCGGCCACGGACGTGGCGTTCGGGGCTATGATGGCCTCGTTGGACAACGTGCAGTGGTTCAAGCCGCTCGCGCACCCCGTCTCCATCACGGCCGCTCCGTTCGCTCCGCAGCAGACGCAGATCGACGCCTCGACCATCCTGGCCCCGACGATCATCGGTGGCGAGATTTACCGTGGCGCAGGGCTCTACAACGACCCCGACACCCCGTTCTACACGGCGGGCTACGGTGAGAACGCGAAGTTCTCGCTGGCCGACAAGCTCCGCTTCTACTACGACGCGCAGGGCGGCGTGGTAGGCAAGGGGACGGGGCTCGTGTCGGACGACTGGATTCTCGAAATCGACGGCTCGGGTACCTTCTCGGGCATCATCACGGCTACGGGCGGCGAGATTGGCGGCTGGACGCTTAGCTCCACGTACCTTCAGAACACGAGCGGCAGCGACCGTATCCGTCTCAGCGCGTCCCAGAACGAGATTCAGATCCTGCACAACTACGGTTCGGGCTTCATCCCGACCGTGCTTATGACGCCAGGATTCGACTTCACGCGCACGGCCGAGACGTACGGCACCGCCGTGAACCTCAACGTTCAGGCCGAGGTCGGCGCGTCGTCCATCGGCAGCGGCAACTCCATCACCACGTCCGATACGGGCCTGAGCGGCGATGAAACGTACCTGCTGCACTTCGACTTCGAGTACGTGTCGCAGGAGAGCACGAACAACCAGTTCACGAATTGGGACCTGTCCGTATTCTTCTACAACGGCTCGTCCTGGGAGCTTTTCTACTCGGGCTACGAGGGGGACGACCCCGTATATTACCGCCCAGACCTCTGGAACCGCCGCTTCACGCACGACGGCACCGTGGACTCCGTAGACCTGCTGACGGTGTATCTGCCCGCTGGCTACTCAGGAATCCGCGTGGAGCACACGCTGACCTTCAGCACGTTCAACTCGTCGTACTACACGCAGGCTCAGTTCCTGCACACCTGGCAGAAGATCGCCACGCGCACCGAGCTTAACCACAGCGGCCTGCTCGTGACGCAGACGCCAAGCCAGTACGTCGAAATCTCGCGCGGACGCACCGAAATCGTCGGCCAGACGGTTGTGATGGAGGAAGCGACCCTCGACCTCTCGAAGTACACGGGCGTTGAGCTTGCTAAGACGGGACAGTACAACCAGGCGACGCGCTTCCGTGGCAACATGAAGGTCGAAGGGGCCTTCTCGGTCGCGGGATCGAAGTCGTTTGCGATCAACCACCCCGACCCCGCCAAGGCGTTCAAGCAGACGCTGTGGCACTCGGCCGTGGAGTCCCCAACGCGCGGCGACAACCTCTACCGTTACACGGTGGAAGTGGGTGAATCGGGTAGCACCGACCTGTCGCTGCCCAGCTACTTCCGCTACCTCAACGAGAACCCGCAGGCGTGGGTGGCCCGTGCTGACGGCTTCGGAACGGGGTTTGCGACGTTCTCGGACGACAACGAAACCCTCACCGTACACGGCGACACCGCTGGCACCTACAACGTGCTCGTGATGGGAACGCGCAAGGACCGCGCCGCCGTGGAAAACTGGCACGGAGTCGAACGTGACCGAATCTAATATCCTTCCCCTGCCCCCACGAGTGGAGGATTTCTGCCCCGAGACGCGCGGGCGGATCGTGGCGGCGACCTCCCTCGTGGCGCGGGGATTCCACGTCACGGGCGTGTACGTCGTTGGCTCTTACTGCTTCAACGTCTACGCCCCCACAGACCTCGATATCAAGGTAGCCGTGGCTAATGGCCCGAGCTACGCTGACTACCAGCGGGACCGCGAGTTGGAACGGCGAAGGGGCGACTGGCGGCGGTCGTTTCACCGTCAATTCGCGGTTCCCGCTGACATTATGGTGATTCACCAAGACTTCATGGAGCCCATGAAGCGCACGTGTGACCTCGGATTCGTGGTTCCCGTGTACGACGTGCTGAAGGGGCGGCTGGATGGGAAGCGTCCGTACGCCACCCTGCCCTTCCACTTCGCCTGGTCGGAAACGTCACAGTCCTTTGTCACGTACCTACGAGACAAGCGCACGCGGGTGCTCGACCGCCTGTTCTAGGAACAACCCCCAGGACAAGATAGTGTCAGACCCGTATCTTCCCTCAACCAGATATACCCTCATTCCAATGGCAGACATGACCATGATCGACCTCTCCCTCACCGACCGCCTCACGCTCCTCGGCGTCCTGCCCGAGAAGGTCGGCTCGTTCCGCGAAATGCGTGATGTGAAGCAGATCCGCGAGGCCATCCAGATCCCCGACGATCACCGTGAAGCCCTCAGCTTCCGCCAGGAAGGCAACACGATCAAGTGGGACAAGGACAAGGAGGCCGAGCTTGAGCCCGCACGCGGGTTCGAGTTCACCGACAGCCAGCTTTCCACGGTCGGTTCCGCGTTCCTCCTCATGGAGACGCAGGGCCGCATCCCGACCAACAACCAGTTCATCAACCTCTACGAGAAGTTCGAGGACCACATCGGAGAGTAAGTGAGAGTCGCCGAAGCACATATCGCACGTCTCCTCAGAGCAGCAGGGGCGGGGCGGGACGCAGCAGCGTCTCTCGCCCCGTCACTGCTTGTGGCGTTTGACGTGTGGGGGATCAACACCCCGCTTCGGATTGGTCATTTCCTGGCCCAGACGGGCCACGAGTCGGCGGGCTTCCATTACCTCGAAGAAATCTGGGGTCCTACGCCCGCTCAGCGACGTTACGAGGGGCGGCTGGATCTGGGCAACACCGAGCCTGGGGACGGCTACCGCTTCCGTGGACGCGGCCTCATTCAGCTTACGGGTCGCAACAACTACACCCTCTTCCAGGCGTGGCTGACCGAGAACGGCTACGACGTGGACATTCTCGCCAACCCAGACCTCGTTTCGGGGTCAAAGTGGTCCATGCTCGCAACCGCATGGTACTGGACGACGGCGAAGAAGTCGAACGGGCTGCGCGTGGACCTCAACCTTCGTGCCGACCGTGGCGACACGGTAACGGACGTGAAGCAGATCACGAAGCTGATCAACGGCGGATTCAACGGGCTGGCCGACCGCATCGCCCGCTTCCGTAACGTGATGGCTGTAATCCGAACGCTCGACATTTACGAGCACGACAAGGGTGAATGGGACATGGGTGACGAGGCTCCCGAGCCCGTTCCTGCTCCACCAGCAGAGCCAGTAGAGCTACCCACGGAAGATCCCAACCTTGTCGAAGTAGAAATGACTCCCACCACGGTTAGCGAGACGCCTTCGAAGGGATGGTGGTCGTCGCTGATCGAATCAATCCGACGCATCCTGAAGTGGTAAGACACATTGTAAACAATCCATCACTCCTTTTCATCGGCAGCGGCGCAGTCATGGCGGGTGACTGGCTCGGGCTTCTTGAGCCTGCGCTAGAAATCCTCCTGCTTGTTATCGGTGTCGGGATCGCAATCGTTACGTTCCTCGTAAAGATTGAAGAACTAAGAACCAAGAAGCTAAGTCGTATGAAGGTGGTGGCAGAAATTGAGGAGGTGGTGGATAACAAGGTCCACGCTGACCTCAAGGTGCAGGAGGTAGAGTACGACGGAGAAGCCGATAATGAACCCAGAGATTAAGGACGCCATCAAGAGCGTGCTGGGGTTCTACGGAACCTACATCGCGCTGTTCGCCATCATCATCGCGCTGGCGGGCATCCTCGACTTCCTACCTGCGGGCTGGGAGTTCGTGCTACTTGCGTCGTCCATCTTCGTGAGCCTGATCGCCCTCGTCGCGCTGATCGAAATGCGCGTCCATCAGATCCACGACCGTGTAAGAAACGAACACGCCATCCCTCACAAGGAATCCGATGAATAGGATCATCTACGACGAAGAACAGCACGGCGACCGTGGCTCGGTGGCCTACTGGACCGCTGCCCTCTCTGCGGCGCTCGTCGGTGCCCTCGAAGGCCTCGCCAGGTTCGACCCGACGCTTATCCCGCCTGGGATCATCGAGGTCGTAGACACGTCTCTACTGCTGGTGATCATCCCTCTCGCGCTTCTCTGGATGAACTACAAGCGCATCCAGCGCGAGAAGGAAGCCCTCGCTAAGCCGAGCCCTGAACAGGAAGAGGTAATCAAGTCCAAGGATCGGGAAGTTGAAACCCTGAAGCGACACCTGACCCATGCCGCTGACGAATAACGCCCTCACCATGATTAAGCGTCTCTGGCCTTGGATCGTTGGCCTCTGCATCTTCCTCGTTATCGCTGGGGCCATCATCGGATGGCAGATGAACAACATCTGGAACAATCGTGACGGCCTGCCCCAGGGTGAGACGGTCGTGATGGTTCAGGAATCATCGGAGCCGCTGGACACTGCCGACTTCGAGCCCGAGAAGATCGAGGTGCCCGTCGAAGTCACGCGCTGGCGTGTCCGCACGGAGACGGTCATGGACAGCACCTGTGTTGCCGCTCCCTCGGCGTTCGATTGGAGCCTCCTCACGTCCTCTCAGCCGCTCGATATCGAGACGCCCGTACTAGGACCCTCGCGCGTGGAGTTCGCGGCGTACGACCCAAGCCAGGGGGCATTTGAGCGACGTGTGTATACCATCGAGGAGCACCCGTTCAAGTACGGCGTCGAAGTGGGCGCGTTCGCTGGCCTCTACGGTGCCCCAACGGGCGTGAGCGCGGGCTCGTATCTCGGGTGGAAGTCCACCCACGTTTTCGGCCGTGGCGTACTCACCACGGAAGGCCCAGGTGTGCAGCTTGGAGTGAGGGCCAGGTTCGGGCGGTAGCGGTTGAGGGCCGCGTGCCGTCCATGCACACCGAAGGGGGCGAGCCTGAAAGACGGCCCTCCCCCTTTTCTGTTACGGCGCGGTGTCTAGCTGACGCGGCGGCGAAGCTCGGCGTCAACCATGTCCCTGAACCTTAGCAGGCCGCTCTTGGACATGGTGCCCATCACGCGATGGATCAGGTTGTAGCGGGTCCACGCCACGCCTGCGACGTAGCCAGCGAGGGCTCCCCATAGGAACAGCATCAGGACGAAACCTCCATGCCGATGCGCCGCGCGAAGTCGTGAACGTCCGTCACGCGGTACATGCCGACATTGTGCTTACGGTTGTACGGCTGGTCGAGCAGGAAGGTCGTGATCCCCACCTGCTGAAGGCGTAGGAAGTTCTCGTACCGATCTTCGAGGAAGATTTCGACGCCGTACTCGCGCAGGACCGCCACCTTGTCGTGGCAGGAGACGACGGGGGCCTGCGGGAAGCCGTTGACTTCCAGCCACTGCTCCGTCGCCGCGACAAGCTCGGGCGGGCGGGCCGTCACGTACACGGCGGGCTCCATCGGCATGGCCGTCCCGTCGATCATGGGCTCCATGTCGATGTAGTCCTGCTCGCCCAGCGACTTCAGCGCCTCAATCAGCTTCGGACCGAAGGCATAGTGCGGCATCTGGCCGTTGGCGTGAGGTCCGTGAATGTCGCCGCGTTCGAGGGCGCGGTCGAGCACGACGGGGTAGGTGTTGCAGAGCACACCATCCACGTCGAACCCGACGACGGGGTACCGACGCCACGGGGCGGCTCGGTCGTCGCCCTGCGGGAAGGTGCGGGCGTACTCGCCCAGCATCAGCACGTTGGCGAGCGCGTGGTCGATGTGGAGCATCCCCGTCTCTGGGTCGAAGTCCTCGCCCTGCCAGAAGGCCGCCAGGTGACGTTGAAGCGAGGCGTAGGCGCGGCCCCAGCGCATCCCCTGACGCCAGTTGTTCAGGTAGACCTCGGAGGTCTGGTTGCCCTCCTCGTCACGGTCGTACTTGTCCGAGCCGAAGGTCAGCACCCCTGCCGCGCCCATGAGCGGGGCGACGGGCAGGAGGTCCATGCGGGGCTTGCCCTTGTCCTTCTTCACGCCCTTCGTGCCCTCGTCGCGCACCAGGTCCGCGTCGGCCCCGTAGCGGGCCGAGAGCGGGTCGTCAAAGCCCATCTTAGTGCCGAGGGCGTCGAGGTTGTTGACGACGGCCGACAGGCCGTACGCACGGGCCTCGTTGGTCGGAACGTCATGCTTCGGATCGGCGGGGGCTCCCAGCATCGTATCCCCGTCAACGGGAATGGGCATGTTCTCGCCGTGGACTTCCATCGTGTCGGCGTCGTCGGGCACTTCGAGCGTGACGATGCGGCGGTCGGCCTCGGGGTCCGTAAACTCAAGGTACCGCTCGTGAATCTCGGTTGCGGGGTCGCCCTCGTAATCGAGCGCCACACGGTAGATCACGCCGTTCCGCGTGTTCTCGTGGACCGTGGCCGTCCCGTACTCGCCAGCGTATTCGCCGCCGTAGGTACGGTCGATCTGGACCCAGCCCTCCCAGGCCTCGTTGTCCTCAAGGCGGTAGGCGTTCCGTGCGGCCTCGTTGCGGGCCTCCACGTCGCTGATAGAGTCCTCTTCGCTCTCGCCAACGAATCCGTTGCCAACGGAAACGTTGCCAGGGTGCCCGCTCGCCATCGGGGCCACCTGCACGTTGTTCGGGTTCGTCGTGAAGGGGCGGCGCGTCTCAGGGTGAATCAGGTGGACGGTGCCGTTGTCGTCAACGACCCCTTCGAGAACCTGGTGAGGGTAGAAGTCGCCCACGTCAGGCACCGTGAAGTGTCGGCGCGGGCGGAAGTGCTGTCGGGGAGTTCCGATTTCCATCGTGATGGGGGTTTGAATGAGTGTCTGATACATCTATTGCAACTTGCGTGCCAGTTACCTGCCGTGCGTGATGGCTACGTGGTTAGCCGCCAGAGGATGCACGGCCAGTTGGTTGCCCGCATTGACCGTTATGCGGGAGATATCGACCCCGCCACGAGGCAGCGTGTCGTAGCCCACACGAACGCGGTCCAGGGAGCCCGTGCCCGTACGCATTTCGATGATAGTAGACGACGGCAGGTGAATGTGTCGCTCTGGGGAGTACGGGTTGATTACGATGGGACCATCCTCGTCTCCAATGCTGCGGATCTTGCGTTCGGCGTCTGCCAGATTCTCTCGCAGGACGGTGATTTCGCGCTGCGCGTACTTCGGGAGTCGGAGGAGTTGTTCGTCGGTGATCATTTACTCGGCGTTTACCTGAGCGATGGCGTCCGCGATAACGCCCTCGGGGAAGTTGATTCCGTTTCGTTCGCGGCGGAAGCGAATGTCGTTCTCCTTACAGATGGCCTTGGCCCTCATTTCGATGGGATGAGACTCACCGTGGTGGAGCCTACGGCCCATGTGGCGCAAGGTGTAGGCGGCGACGGTCATGTAGCATCCCGTCCCTGCGAGTTTCAGTGCCCTCACGTCGGCCACGAGGCGTTCCACGGTGGCCTGAAGCATCTGAACCTCGTCGGCCAGTTTCTGCGTATCTGTGGGGCCGTCAGCGGCCTCCATGACGACGCGCTCGGCTCGGGCGTGGGCCTCAGCCCCCTCCTCAAACCAGTTCTTGACGCGCTGCCAGAGGCTCACACGGATTTCGGGCTCCACGCGAACGTCGAGGTAGTGTTCAGGCTTCGAGCTAGTGCCTGGGACCCAGATCAGGTTGCTGACCTCGGCGTTGCTGTTGTCGCCGTCTATCGGTTTGGCGACGGCGTACTTGAGCGGGTTCGGCAGGAACGTCTGCGCGACGACCCGCACGGCCGTGGCGTGGAAGTACGTTCCGTCGCAGTCGCTCCCCGCCGACACCATCACATAGCCGTCGCCGCGCTTAGTGGGCTTCAAGGGCTCTCCGTTGTATCGGAACCTGCCCTGGCTCGATACCTGAAGGTCGAGTTCCGTGTAGGGGTATTGCTTCCAAACTTCGCGCATGGGGGGTAGGGGTTTGTGACTAATCAGTGACTCTACGAGATACAATCTCCGTGCCAGAGAAGTCTGGCGTGTTCGATCCTCCGAAGAGGTCGCCCGTGCCCGAAAGCTCGGCGTGCGAGGAGAACACTCGGGCGAAGTCGTCTGGCTCGAAGAAGAGGGAGAAGCGGTCAGCGAAGGAGCGGAGCCGCTTCAGATAGAATCGGGTGTTCTCCATCCCTGGCTTCCAGTCCTCAGACGGCGTGCCGTGAGCCGATCCGCGCACCTTGTAGGCCTTCTCGTTGCCCGCGATGAAGTAGCGCACCACGTCCCCCTTGAGCGGGTCGCGGCCCGTGCGGTCGCCCATCTGCTTGGCAATCTCGTACTGCGCCTGCTCGTGGTTGTGCCGCAGCGAGGGATCGTCCAGCTTCTTCTGATAGGCCGCGATGGACTCCTTCAGCGTGGCCCGCTTCTCGAAGTCCTCTACCGTCCAGTCGCCCGTCGTGATGCGCTCCTTCCACCGCTCGTGGATCTGGTGCATCTTCTGTACATCGCCGTCCATCAGAGCGGACAGTAGCTCGGCCTGATACTCGCGGCCGAACGCCTCAATCCCACGGTTCTTGAACGCGCCGCCCTTCGTCTTGACCTTGCCCTTGTAGTCCCGCAGGGCGTAGTTCTTCTTGCGGTAGCTGATCATCACGTCGAAGAGGCCGTCCATGTCGATGTTGATACCCTCTGGCATCAACTCGCTGATCTTCTCCACCTCGGCCTCCTGCGCGTCGAGGTCGCCGTGAAGCTCCTCGCGGCACGTGTAGAGCACGCCGTCCGTGTCGCACTCGATCACCGTACCACCGAAGGTCCCTTCGATGATCGTGATCATGCGCTTCAGAAGCTCCTGCCCCTTCTTCGCCACGTTGTCGGCCATGTCGAAGTCGTTGAAAAGACTCCACTTATCGCCCATGACCCCGTAGCAGGAGTTGATGATCACCTTGTACGACTGCTCGGTGGCCTTCAGCACGCCCGCCAGCGCGTCGTTGCCAGCGTTCTTCGCCGCCTTCGCCTGGGCCTTGACTTCGAGCCGCAGGTCGGTGAGTTGCTGAAGCATGGAGCGGTGGACGCCCAGCACGTCCGACTTCGGGTGGTAGCGGTACTTCAGCATGATGCTGGGGTACAGCGAGGCCACGTCGGCGTAGATCAGGTTGCGGAAGCGGCCCGTGTAGAAGATATCCGTGTAGCCGCCCCACTCCTGAAACCCGATCTGAGGCTTCGGGAGGGAGTGCATCGACGTGACGTACTGACGAACCATGATGTTCTCGATGATCTTCCCGCTGCCGCTCAGGTGCGTCTCCTGATACGTCATGGGGACCATCTGCGACAGGTAGTACGTCGCGCCCGCCAGCTTGTCGGCCAGGTAGCGCGTCTCACGCACGTCGTCAATGCCGTATCGGACGATCCGCATCGGGTCCTCGTCCCACACCTGGCTGATGTTCTCGCCCGCGATGTAGGTACGCGGGTGGCCGTGCATGTCCTCAAAGGTGAGCCCGTCCTGCTGACGGAAGTGCTCGCTCACCCCCTTCAGGGTCGCGTTCGGAAGCTCGCGCGTGAACACGTCGTACGCCAGCGACAGGAACATGGTGTCCGTCAGCGAGCGGCCCGAGACGATGGCGTTCAGGTACTCCACGTCGCGCTCGGCAAACTTCTTCTGCGCGTTCCACGAGCGGGGTTCCTGGGAGTCGCGGCCGATGGCGAAGTCGATCCCGTACAGCTTGCACCGCTCCCAGAGGTAGGGGAGGTCGAAGGCGAGGCCGTTGTGCATTTCCAGCACGTCGGGGTCGCGGCGGTGAATCTCACGGATGAAGGCGCGGAGCAGGTCCGATTCCGTCTCGAAGGACTCCACCTCAAACTCGCACTTCGAGCGGTCCACGCCGTCGTGGGCCAGGTGCATCACCTTCTCGAAGCCGAAGTTATCGGAAAGCTGGATCATAAACACGCGGTCGCCCTCGCGCTCAGCCAGCGGGAACGCCCCCGTCGAGGAATAGACCTCGATATCGACCTGAAGCCGAACAATGTCGTCCAGCGTCATGCCGAGGTACATCGTCTTGCCCGTCTGCATCAGGTACTGCTGGATGGGCGACGAAATGTAGTACACCTCGTCCTTCAGGTCGTCGTCCTTACGGATCGCGTTGACGGCCTGCCAGTGCGTGCGCCAGTCGTTGAACACGAGCAGGCGGGTGTAGTCCATCCCGCCCTTCAGGCGGTGCGCCGTGTGGCCGACATACTTGCGGGCCACCACGTCGTAGCCCTTCTCGGTGAAGAACGCGAACGGGCTGAACGGCTCCACGCGGGAGTCCACGTAGTCCTCGCTGTGGCGGGTGTAGACACGGACTGAGGCATCGTCGTGTTGATGGATGCCAACGATGCGTTCTTCGTTATCGCGGCCGTAGAGAAGGGGGTTACGGGGGGTCATGCTTCGACTTGACAAGGTTGATGATGTGCGGGGTGCTGTTCAGGGCAAAGGCTATGCCAGGTGCTCGCGGAGCAGGCAGGCAATCTCGTGGCCCAACTCGAACGGCAGGTCGGTGAGTTGGAGGTAGACCGTCCCGTCCTTGTTTACGTTCGCCTCGCGCACGTACTTGTTGTCCACGTTGCGAAGCTCGGCCCCGAGCAGTTGGCGGGCCTCCTTGCGGGCCTCCCTGCCTGCTTGGACTTCCTCGTTGTCCTGGTGGTAGAGGTCGATGATGGCGCGCATCGCGGCGGCCAGTTTCTCGTTCGGAACGGACCCTCCCTTGATCCGCACCGTCCGCTGACGGTTGATGGCCGAGCCCCGCGTCTTGAACACGATCTTCTCGGCGGCGTCGGCCGTGCCCTCCACGCGCATGTAGCCTACCTCACTAAACTCGCGGAAGATCGGTTCTAGGGCGTCGTCGGCCAGAATCTCGGCGGCGACGTGACCCTTCGCCCGCCAGTTATCGAACACCTGCTTCGTGATGTACTCCCGCTGGTTCCAGGGGCGGTGCGTGTGGTCTTTCGTGAAGGTCGGGACGAGCATGGCAGTCTGGCAATGAGTGGAAGTTGCAGGAACCGATAGCAGTGCAACACCCATGCCAGAGTAGTAACCTTGTATGGTATGCAGTGAAAGCTGGGAGCGAACGCAAAACGGCCCGCCCAGAATGTCTCCGAGCGGGCCGAATGGGGCTGTTACGTGCTGACGCTTACGCGGCGGGCTGAACCCCCGCGTCGATCACGTCCTGAACCGCGCTGAGAGCGGCCTGGGAGAGCACGCCCGCCTCGCGGAGGTCGAGGTCGGCTACCTCGTCGGGGATCTGCTGCGCGCCCGTAGCGGCGGCCTCAAGGGCCTCGCGGACGGCGGGATCAGCGACGAGGAGGAGCACGTCGGTCGGCTGCACGCCGTCAGCAACGGCGCGACGGAGCGCGACACCGACCGTGCCGAGCGCCTGAATGAGGTCGAGAGTTTCCTGAATACCCATCTGATTGTCCTGGTTGGTGAACGGTACCGTAGAGACATTAATACAAAACGCCCCGCGCCAAGTTTCCCTGACGCGGGGCGAAATCTCATAACGAGACGGGCTTAGCCCTCCTGCTCGGCCTGCTCCTGAGCGGTCGTGACGGCCTCTCCCTCGGCGCGGAGGGCGGCGCGAAGCTCCTCCTCGTCCATCTTGGAGCGACCGCTGATATCGCGTTCCTGGGCCTGCTCGTAGAGTTCCGTGCGGCTCATGCCCGAAAACTCGTCCTGAATGAGGTCGTCGGCCTGCTGGGAGGCCTGAACCTGCTTGGGCTGCGAGTCGAGGCGCTGGGCCTGCTTCGGGTACTTCGCGCGAAGCTCCTCCACGCGCTTACGGTCGAGAATCTGTGCCATAGTGCTGTCCTGGTTGGTGAACGGAGTGTACAGACCCTTGTACGTGACGAGGTTGGGGCGGGTCCGTGTCACCCCATGACAATTCCATGTCTCTGAGCCCCGCCAGGGACTCGAACCCCGAATCAGAGTGTAGAACGCTCCTACCGATCCAATCGGAGCGGGGCAATTAGCCGTAGAACACGTAGCAGAGGACGAAGAAGAGGAACGCGGCGATGCTCAGAGCCCACTCGGCGGGCGTCAGAGGCTCGAACCAGTCGGGGGCGTAGGTAGCGCAGAGGCGGCACGCCACGCGCCGCTTGTGGCCCCAGAACGGGTCGCCGCAGTGCGCGCAGTGGTGGAGGTACCTGCCGTTCTCCTCCTCGAAGTCGTCGGGGTAGTCCCCGTCGTAGGTATCCTGAATCATCGTATTGACGCGTTGGTGAGGGTAGGGCGAGAGACGGGGTTCGAACCCGCTGATCCAGCTTGGAAGGCTGGCAGGCTTCCACTAGCCAAGCTCTCGCACGTCCGCGCCAGCCGTTCCAGGCGCGGTTCTTACCCCCGAAGGGGACGGCGGTGTGCAGAGGGCGGGATTTGAACCCGCGCATCCACGTTGGCAACGTGGCATCTTAGGCCGCTGGATCACCCCTGCATGTGGTAGCTCAGGTAGGAGTCGAACCTACACGCCCTCTCGGACACCTGGTTCTGAACCAAGCATGTCTACCGTTCCATCACTGAGCCAGATAGGGAGCGTGGCCGAGACGGGCTTGGGGACTCGAACCCCAGATGCCTTCCTGGCTGGCGCGAGGGCGGGCCAACGCCCTCCCCGTCTCCGCTCCCTTGTAGTCACACCAGGACTCGAACCTGGACGCCCTCGCGGACACCACCCCCTCAAGGTGGCGCGTCTGCCGTTCCGCCATGTGACCATGTGGTACCCGCTGTAGGAGTCGAACCTACTCCAACCTGTGTGTAAAACAGATGCAGCGTCCAAGCTGAAACGGGCAGGTGTGCGTCCCCGAGGAATCGAACCTCGATCTGTGGGTTTTCAGGCCACCGCCTTGACCAACTCGGCCAGAGACGCAGGTGCCCCGCCCGCCGCCAGTTTCCCAGGGTTGGGCGGCGGGCGTTTGTGCGCAGAGGACTAGTCATACGCAGGACATGTGGTGGAGACGCTGGGAATCGAACCCAGGTCCATGCAACTCTCAGACTCACACTGACAACGATCCAGGGTCGCGGCCCCTGATGCCGTCCTACGGGTTGCGGATCTATCCTCCGCTGCCAGCCCCTTTGAGGCGGTCAGCCTGATTATGACTCCCCGTGATCCCTATCAGGCGTTCGGGCGGGAAGCGAGCTACGCCGTGGCGTAAACGTCCGCAGGAACGTCACGGAGGAAGTTCCCCGTGTGCTGCGGAAGGGTGTCGGCGGTGAAGCCGAACGACTCGAAATCAGCAGTATCGGTGCCAATTGTGGTTTACCCATCTGGGCCAGAGCACTTAGGGTGCCAATCCCGTTGTGTGCGAGGCCGAACAAGCTCCATGTCGAAGCCGTGTCGTCCCCGTGTTGCGTCGTTCTTCTCGGACCTGGCTGCGAACGTGCCCTGGCTACCCGAACGGGCCGTGGCGACCCTTCGATGATACTCAGCCTTGGAAAGAACGTCAACCGTTTTCGGTTGAATCCTGCAATGTCAACCACTTTCGGTTGACCTGGTACTCTCGCGGCTTGCCGCGAGTCTCAGTGGGCCGTAGGCCCAATGTACTGCCGTAGGGAATCGAACCCTATATCATCAGCTTGAGAAGCTGAGCACTCGGCCTGTATCGTGCTCGGCAGCAGGTGGTCCTATTTACGGCAAGGACCGTGCCGCTGTGTTACGCGGTGAGAGCCCGCTCGAAGGCGATGGCGTAGCCCGCTTCGGGGTTGTCGGCGTCGTGCGGGGCACGCTTGGCCGCGCCAGAGGTCTGGACGATGCGCTGGCCGCTACCGAAGGCACCGAGGCCGTAGACGGGAGCCGCATAGTAGATCACGACGATGGTGAAGTCGTCCTGGTAGTTCACGGCGATCTTCGCGCGACCGTTCTTCACGGCGTTGACGAACTCCTCGTTGGCGACGAGCTTGCCCTGGGCGCGGAGCTTTTCGATGGTGATCCGCTCGAACGCGCCTGCGTTCTTCACTTCATTGGTACGCTGCATGGATGGTGAGGGTTGATGATTGAGAGGGACTGTTTCTAGTGCAACTGTCGTGCCAAAGTACCGCGCCAGGGAATCGAACCCTGTATCATCAGCTTGAAAGGCTGAGCACTCGGCCTGTATCGTGCTACGCGGCATGTGGAGCCGAAGGCAGGAGTCGAACCTGCACCCGAGCCCTACCAAGGATCGGTTCGCACCTCACGAACAACGGCTTATGGAGGCTCACGCGGGAATCGAACCCGCCACTTCCACCGTACGAAGGGGGCGTGTCGCCATTGACACTTCTGAGCCATTGGAGGAAGGCAGAGGACTCGAACCTCAAACCCGTGGGGTCCGAAGCAGGTAGCAACCGCTCGCCGCGCCTTGCGACTTTACCTTCCAGATAACGCCTGCCGTAGCCAACCGTGGACGCCCATGAGTAGAGTTGTGGACGTTGAGGGACCTCGAACCCTCCTACGACAGGTTTCGACGCCGAGACGGGAATCGAACCCGTGTCGTCCGCTTTGCAGGCGGGTACCTGGCCGCTCGGTCACTCGGCATTACATCGCTAGGGTGCGGGCCCCCCTGGTAGCTCCCATGTGGCTAGGTCGCAATGGAGGGAGGCCACCCCGCACCCCGCAGAGGAAGGCAATGGAATCGAACCATCAACCGTTTTTCAGGTCGGGCCAGTTTTCGAGACTGGTTGGGGACCATTCCCCCCTACCTTCCTTATAGTACCCTCGGATGGAGTCGAACCACCCAAGCCAAGGTTCGTAGCCTCGGCACCGCGTCCAGCGGCGAGGGCAAGTCGGGAACGGGAGCCACCCCTTCTTTGCACTGGAAGTCCCGTCTCCCAGGGTCGTGTCGTGTTCTCCATACGCGAGCGTCCCGTATCGTCGTCGCTCGAATAACGCCAAGTCGGAGCGTGGCCTGGTCACGCCTGATCTTCGCATCAGGGGGCGGGCTTGCGGTACCTACGGGATTCGAACCCGTCTGAACGTCCTGCGTGACAGGCAGGCGGCCACACCTAGCGGCCCCAGGCACCGTACCCGACACTGCGCAGTCGGCGGCGGCTCGTGCGAGCAGCGTTACACGGCGAGACACCCTTGAACGTGTTGCTGACCGTGCCGTGGCACATCCCCGAGGACTCGAACCTCGCCCCTGAGTTTTGGAGACTCTGGGTGCCGCCTGGACGGGACATGAATGTGCATCGGGATGGAGTCGAACCATCAAGCTCATAGAGCAGCGGGTTACAGCCGCCTTACCTCGCCAGTGGAAGCCGATACAGGTTGCCCCGTTGTAGATACGTTGGCGGGGCGGTCCAGCCTGCTCCGTAATCGGTCACAGGTCTTGTTGGGGTGTGCGACGGGAATCGAACCCGCGAGGCCGCTACAGCCAGGAGGATCACAACCTCCCGCGACAAACCAGCAGTCGCCTCACACACAGATGCGGCGGCAGGATTCGAACCTGCAATCCCTTGGTTCAGAGCCAAGTGCCTTGCCATTGGGCGCTACACCGCATTATCGCACGACGGCCTCCGACCCGCCTCGTGCCCGACACGACCTCGCCCCCCGACGAGTCGTGCCCACGTCCACTTCCGCGCTCCCCTGCGCGTTCCACGTACGGTGTCCTTCCCATTAGACGACGCCCCGAAAGGCGACGGGACTCGAACCCGCGTTTCCGCACTTGTTGGCCCACCAGGATTCGAACCTGGGTTCCGTGATTAAGAGTCACAGAGATTAGACCGCTGATCTTATAGGCCAAGATGGGCGTGTAACCCCCGCCACGGGCGTCCGAAGTTAGTTTTGAGCAGGTCGCGGGGACGATTCGACCTTCTGTAGCGGGACCAGGATTCGAACCTGGGACCTTCTGGTTATGAGCCAGACGAGCCGACCACTGCTCCACCCCGCCATATCTTGTACGCGCAGCGTACTGCGCTCTGCGATGCAATCGCAGGAGGTAGTGATCCGAGGATTTGAACCTCGCTGCCCCGCTTATCAGACGGGGATTAGGACCAGCCGATCACTATGAGGGGAGGTCCGCGCAGGCTTCACTGCGGGTGTCGTCCTCCCCATGCCTCGGTTGAGGTTAGTAGCAAACGTCGGATTCGAACCGCGCTTCCTGCTCCCAAAGCAGGCGTGCTTCCATTACACTACGTCCGCTATATGCTGGCTCCCAGGGACTCGAACCCCGAACCTTCAGGTTAACGGCCTGCTGCTCTACCATTGAGCTAGGAACCAGTATCCCCCTCGTGAGAGGGGGTAATGCGTCAATACGTCAACGAACCCGCTCCTGTATGTGGCAAGGAGCGTGCCAATTCTCTTTTTCGGGTTGGTGTGGAGGACCAGGGAATCGAACCCTGCGGAGTCTGCTTGCAAAGCAAACGTGTCACCTTGACGACCCCCATGTTGTAAAAGAACGTCCTCGGGGGTTGGTTCCCAAGGAACGTTCTCTTACGGTACAAACCCCGTGCCAAGTTTCAGCCGAGGCTACTTTTTCGTGCGCAGACGCATTTCGGTTCCATCTTCCGTCTCCTCCATGTGGAGGTCAATGTCCAGTCCAGCGGTCAGAATGTCCTTCGGGATGGACACTTCGCCCCCCATCTTATCGACCAGGAAGGTCAGGACGTTGAACGAGTTGCGCAGTTCTTCGAGCACGTCCAGCTTGCTCTCGTCCACGCGGGCGGCCATGAACGAGACCTCAGACTGCGCGCGAGAAAGCTCCTCGGTCAGCTTCTGGGTCGTCTCGTGCGTAGCGAACGCGGCGTAGAACGACGTATACTTCACGATCCGTTCACACAACGCCTCGGCCTCCTCGTCGGTCAGCGGGGCGATTCCGAAATGGGACCGTTCCTTTCTGAAATGGTCTATAGCCAGCGCGGTCGCCTCTTCATTGCTCCGCGCTGCCACCTGCTGCTTCCCACTCCCACCACGGGGGTCAGCGTCGTGAACTCCTTGAGTTGGAGTCTCTGGCTGAGCTTCATCGGCATCTGGCACAGCATTCCCGTGCGGCGCTCCCCCGTCGCCGTGTACGTCTCGTACGGGAAGTCCATGATGTACAGGTCGCTCAGCGACTGCTCGGCTGCGTTCGGCATTGTTGAAGTCGTCTGCGTTCGTGAAGTGGTCGATTCCGTTGGGCATTACTGTGAGAGGTCTGGCGGGCGAGGCCCGCAAGTGAAGTAGTCCGTAGGACTACAAGTTACGGCTGTGCCACAGGATGCAGCCAGCCTGGTCCAGAAGGTCGAAGTCCCAGGCGATGATCACCTGGCTCTTGCGCTTGTACAGCTTGCGGTCGGAGGGCGGGATGATCCCGTCGTCGTGCATCCTCTTCAGGCGCTTGGCGTCCACGACGATGGCCTCGATCCACGACAGGTCGGTGTCCAGGTACCCGTAGACGTAGAGGTCCGCTTCCAGCTTCTCGAAGTCGCCCTTCTGGTCGGATTCCAGGTTCACCTGGGTGGCCGTGAGTTGACGGTAGCGAGCGTACGGATGGCGGCGGAACCGCTCCTGCACCGTGTACTCCACAATGCGGTCGGGGCAGCGGACTTCGAGGATGCGGTCGATCCCCAGGTCGAAATCGTCTCGCGTCCCGCCCCTGTCGATCAGGCCGAAGCCGAGGTTGTCGGGGTGTTCGCGGTTCACGAAGTCCGAATAGATGGTCCTCTCGGCCACGCGCGAGGCGTAATCGGAGAACTCGTAGTGATGCTTGTCAAACTTGATCTTAGCCACGGGGAGTTACGCCTGTGAATCGGGGATTGATGATTGGGTCCGCGCGGAGAGCGGCCTTTTTGAGCGAGGTCCAGACCCACTCAGGGGCATCGGGGAAATCGTCGTAGAACTCTTGCGCCGTGAAGAGGCGCGATACGAGCCCTTCGACCCACTGCTTGATCTGGAAGTTGGTTGCTGCCTTCGCCTCTTGCACGGCGACGACCGTTTCGGGCTCGCGGCAAGATGGCATCTGGCCTGTACTATCGTACATACACCATGCCACCTTTGCCGACTTCCCGTTCTCGGAATACTCTGGAACAACGATCTTATCCGTCTTTCCCCCCGTGAACGTGAAGGGGCAATTCGTGTAGAACGCCCAATCACGCTCGAAGGAGTCGCTAAACTTCCCTGGCTTACAGGCCATTATGCTCCTACGGTTCGCTTGGCAGACATGAGACGGCCACGGATCTGGCCTGGGGTGAGGTTCGGTACGTTCCGCTCGTTCCAGACCTTCATCTTGTCCAGAACGGTGTCGGCGGCGTCGATCTTGTCGTCGCCCGTACGCTTACCCTCATACAACCAACATGCCAGAATGTAGGCGGCCCACTCGCGGGACGGCGGATAGTTGGGGTTCCACTCCACGGACTCCTCCACGCCGCCGAGCAGCGAGTTGATCGCCTCACCCGTAGCCGAGCCGCCACCCATGCGACGGTTCCGCATACGCTCGTACAGCGTGCGGGACGCCGACTCTGCCATCTTCTCGAACCGAGCCTTCACCTCTTCCACGGCCTCGCCCATCACCGCTTCAGGAAGCTGTGACGGAATGTGCTGCGAAGCGTGGTGTAGGATTTCTTCGAGGTCGAGCGATTCGAATTGATCGGCCCGCCAGGTGGTACGGTACATGCCGCTCTGGCCGTGCTTCGAGCCCGTGATGCGGATCAGCGAGTTGGGCGATTCCACGGTGGCGTCCCGCTCCATGCCGTACGTCAGCGACGACGCCACGATACCCGCCATTTCCCTGGCCGCGCGGGAGTCGGAGAAGATCGGCGTGCCGAATTGGTCGGCCGTGATCTGCACGTGGAAACCCTTGGAGCCCGAGAACGACACGAAGCAGCGCGAGAGGTCGTAGTTGCCACGGTCGAGGCGCGACACGATTTCTAGCGCGTCCTGCCACGCGTCCACCATGTTACGACGGTCAATGTCGATGGTGAACAGCGGGATCAGCACGGGCGCATCCTCGTCGCCCGCCTCGCCCGTGCGCCAGCGGCCGATGGACGTGAACGCGGGCTTGTCGAGGCCTTCGCGGGCCACCTGAGCCATCCAGAGGTCGGCGCGGCCGTACTTCCCGCGCTTCGCCATTTCCTCAACGAGGCCGTTGCGGCGCAGGTGCTCGTACGTGTAACCGTGGGCCATCAACTCCTGGGCACGGGCGTTCGCCTTGAAGTTACCGACGACGATTTCCCCGATCTTGAAGTCCTGGGGATCGCCGTAGTGGAACATCTGGTAGCCGCGCACGACATCCATGTGGGGTTCGTCGGTTTCGAGGAGGGACGGGTCGATGCCGTACAGCTTCCCGTACTTCCCCTTGGTTTCAGGGAATACGTTGCCGAGGTCCGTGATCATACCCCGCCTTACAAGGGTCAGGGTGGCGTAGCGGACCTGGTTTCTCGTGAATCGGTGCCCCACAGCGGCGTACACGTCCTCCTGAAGGCTCTCCATCGAGCCCCAGGTCTGGTTCATGTCGATGCGGACGGTGCCACGGGGGAGTTCGACTTCCTTCGGTTCGGTGACGACGGCCCCGCCGAGCATCCATCCGAGGGCGAGCACGTAGAGCGGCTTCTTCTCGATACCGCCGAGCTTGTGGTAGGCCGACTCGGGGATGGCGGGGATACGGTACGCGTCGGGCTTCTCCTTACGCCAGCGGTTCGCCGCAGTGGGGGCAGACGGTGAAGGGTGCGTCGGGTTACGCGGAGGTGCTGGGGGTAGGCTGGATACCATCTTGGAACGTGTGTACGGGGAGGAGGACATAGTGTGCAACGGAGAGGCCACGGCGCATCTCTCGGAAGATCAGCACGTCGGCGGCCTCTGAGCCGAAGATCGACCCCTTGTACTCCTCGTGGAGCCACTTGGGGAAGGAATCTCGTTCGAGGTAAACGTTCGCCAGGGGGGCGTCGGGGGCGTTCACCCAGAGGCGAGATTCGACGTTCGCGCTCGTGAGGTCCAACCATGCAAGGAAGGTGCCAAGCGGCATGAGCACGAGGCCGAGGCCGTCGATGTGCTGCGGCTCACGGTCGCTGCGGCGCATCAGGGCCTGAAACCACTTCGGGTAACTCTTTCTTACCTTGGACTGTATCATCAGGTTCGGGTAGTGGTCGTGATTCTCCCAGACCACATCGACCTCCTTCGGGAAGCCCATCGCCTCGCCGTTGGAACCCCAGGCACGTTCGGAGCGGCGGTAGCCAAGCTGATCGCCAATCTCCTCAACCTCCTTCTCGTGGGTATAGCTCCTACTCTTCTGGATCGTAGCCATGCTAGTATATCAACCTTGTATAGTATGCAGTGAAAGTGATCGGGACTTGTGTTTGGCACAAACATTGTGCCATCCTAAAGGTATGAACACCGTCGCCTTCTGTGACGTTCCGTTTCATCATAGCCCCACATACCATGAGCCAAGCAACTACCCGCAAGGCGATCTTCATTGTCGCCTTCATCCTCGCCCTACTCATGAGTGCCACCGCCGCCTTCGGCCAGTCCGAACCGCTCGCGTTGGCGTCTCCGTCTGGTGCAGAGTACACTATGTCCGCTGACGAGGACACCTTCACCCTCACCTACCCGAGTGGGGAGGCCGTCACCCTCCCACGCGACGTGATCAAGCTCTCGCTGGCCTCAATGCCCCACGCTGCGGACGGATCGCGCCAGCCGCTGCGCGTCTATCACGCGGGGGGTCTGGCCGATAGCTTCGTATCCATCGCCGTGCGCAAGGGACAACCGCTCCCGTTCCCTGAGCCGCCGTCTGCTGCCCGTCAGGACTCGCTTGAGGATCTGGTGGCTCAGATCCAACTCTACGCTCAGCAGGTGGCCGAGAACAACCAGGCCCTGCTCGCGGAGAACACGCAGCTTGCCGACGCGCTCGACGCTGCCGACGCCACCATCGCTCAGCAGGCCTCCACAATCAACGGCCTGAACGACGACCTGGCAACGGCCGAGAGCAACCTGGACGACGCGCTCACCGTCAACGCGGCGCAGCAGGCTCGCATCGACCAGCTTCAGTCGCAGGTGGACGCCACGTGGAACGCCCTGGCGGCGCTCAGGGACTTTTTCGAGGCGCTGGCTAACCAGAACCCCTAGTCCAGGGTCCGCGTCCGTTAGAACGCAAAAGCGGCGGCCTCAGAGCATGGGGCCGCCGCTTCTTTATGTGGTGTCGCCGTACTCAGGTGCTGAGCCGCTGCCTGATGGCCGCGTATGCCTTCGTGGCCGCCGCCGCCTGGTACGGGTCGCCGCTCTCCATCATCGGCCGCAGGGCCTGATACGCCTGCTCCAGGGGGTAGCTACGCTTCATTTCCTCCTTCACCTTGGACGGCGGGTTCTCGGCGCGTCCAACCTCCCGCCTGATCGCCTGGGCGATGGTAGGGAGCCCGCGAAGAGGAACGCGGCGCAGAGCGCGTCGGGCGGCGGGGCCACCATCACGGGGAAGTCGTGTGCCCGCATATAGTCAGGCTCGAAGGTCCAGCCCAGGCGGCCGTGCTTGACGAGGACGTACCGCTTCTCGTCGGCCTTCGACTTGACAGCCATGTTCACCGTCTCCGTCCCCACGTCGAAGCGGATACGGTCGCCCATGTTCGCGTTGATGGCCTCCGTAGTGCGCTTCCAGGCCGCCATAGCGCGGGCGGGCTTGTCGTTGAAGGCCCGTAGCTCGCGCTCGCCGTGCGATTCGCGCAGGGCTGTCTGGGCAGGCTTCGATACGGGCGGCTCAGGCTTCGTCCGCGCCATTTCGGCGTTGGCGTAGCACACGTCGGCAATGTCGCTGTACGTCGCGGACTCGATCCCGTCCTCACGCTGAATCTCGTGCATGATCTGACGGTACTCGTTCCCGTTCATCGGGTGGCTGTAGGGGTGGCTCCCGCGCATCAACTCGTTCATCCCGTCAGCGAATCCTGGGAAGATGTGGTAGCGGAGGAGCGGGGCGCGGCAGAAGATGATTCCGCCTGTGAGTAGGGGTTCAATCAACATTTCCGATGGCGGTCTTGATGCGGTGGTCGGCGGCGAGGAGGTTCGCGGTTGCCTGGGTGATCCCAGAGTCAAACTTGATACCGTTTTGCTTCAGGTACTTGAGCGCCTTCTTATCGGCCTTCCCGTGCATACCCCGCTGTGAATCGCTGTAGAGGGCGGGAGCCTTCGAGCGGAGCCATGAGTCGAGCTTGTTCACGGCCTGCTGCATGTTCGTGTCCGTTCCCACGGTCTTAACCGACGCCTTCCGTGGACGCTTGAGGTAGAGGTTCCAGCCGCCAACCTCGATAAGCCGCTTCTCCACCTGCCCGTTAGACATGGGGCGGAATTGCACGACGACGGGGCACTGCTCGTAGGGCTTCGTGCTGAACGGGTTGGTCGGGAGGTACAGGTTGAGGTCGTCGCCCTGCTGGACCCACGAGAGCGGGCTGAGCGCCTTGAGGTCGTCGTTGTAGACCGTCTGGGTCCACACGTCCACCTCGCGCATCCGTACCTTCAGGTCGTCCAGCGTCTTAATCTCGCGGATCGGGACCTCGGGTGCCTCCTCTTCGACGTATTCCAGCACGTCCACGATTTCCATGAGCGTCTGGTCGCCGTCAGGCGTGATGCTCGTGTCCATCCCCGTGAGCGCAGCCACGATGTTGAGGTTCCAGTCCTCGGGGGAGAAGGTGCAGAGCACGTGACCGTACGGCTTCGGGCTCGCGTCGATGGCTGCGCGCCGCTGGCGAGCCGTGGGGAGCGTGTAGACGTTGGCCTGGGGGTGAGGTCGCGTCACGCGCCCGACGATCTGAGGGAGCAGCACAGGGCTGTCCGTGGGGCGGTTCAGCAGGAGCTTCTGGATGCCAGGGAGGTTCGTGCCCTCCGTGAACACGCCGAAGTTGGTCAGTAGGTCCAGATCGCCGTCACGGAAAGCGTCAACGAGCATCTTCCGCACGTCGGTGTCCGTGTCTCCGTCCACGTGGCCCGCCGAGACGATCTGAAGCTCGTTCAGCGTGGCCGCTAGCATCGCGCTCTGGGGGACGTTGCGCATGAACGCGAGCGTCTTGTACCCCTGGCAGTGATCGCGCACGCAGCGGGCGATGAAGTCAAGCTCGGACTCCGTAGCCAGATCCTTCCCCGTCACGCCCGACTCGTCAACCAGGTGGTTCACGCGGAGGTCAACCGCCCAGCCGTTACGGATGCCCCACGCCAGGTTATACTCGAACGTCGGGGAGTAATACCCGTCGCGGTCGGGGTCGAGAAACGGGTCGAGGCCGAGGCCGTCCGTGCGGTTCGGCGTGGCCGTGAGCAGGAGACTGAGCGGCTTCGTGCCGTCAGGCAGCGTGGCGTGCTGATCGGGATCGGAGCCGACGCCGAAGAAGTTGAGAATGTTGTCCCACTTCGAGTCCACCGTCAGGTGGTGCGCCTCGTCGGTAATGACGACACCGAAGATGCGGTGCTGCATCTTTATGATGCGGTTCGTCATTAGCGTGCCGATGGAGTCGGCCGAGGCGAAGATGAAGTCCTCGTCGCCCGTGGCGTGTAGCTCTCCCATTTCGATGCCGATCCACTTGTGGGGATAGGCGTCTCGGAACGTCTGGTACGCGTCGAAGAGGATTTCGCGGCGGTGAACGATGAACAGCAGACCGCCGTGCCCGCCCCGTTGGCGGCGGCAGAAGTGCTCGAAGCGGCGCGGGACGTGCGCGGCGATGCCCGAGGTCTTGCCACCACCCGTGAAGAGGACGCCACACTGGCGGAAGATGCCCCGTTCGGCGCGGTACTCCACGCCGTCGAGGGCTTCTTCCTGGTAGTCTAGCTGGGCGAGGAGCTTGGGCTTGTGGCCTGCGGTGTTCTGCTCGATGGCGTGCTGGGTGAATAGGTCCATGCTTACTTGCGTCGGGGAAACTTGGTACGGGGGGCCTTCAGGTTCGCACTACGAGGTGCAGAAGCCGTGCCGAAATCGTCAACTCGGTAACGGATTCGCGGGTTCGACTCGCGGTAGTCCAGGGGGACCGTCTGCCACTCGCCGTCGATGAACGCGGAGGCCTCTGGCGTCACGCGGGCGCTGAATCGCGTGCCCTTCGGTACGTTCGCCAGGTGGTCGGGCGCGGGGAAGTTTAGCCGCTTGCCAGCGTACGGGCCGTTGTCCATCACAGCGGACAGGGCTGCGTGCTTCGTTGTACGGCCCATCACGCCGCACTTCACGACACTGAAATCGTAGCGGCCTGGGGCGGGAATGTCTGCGGGGTTTACGTGCTGTGCCATATCGGGGGTTGGGTATTGCTTTCTTTACAAGGGTTAGGGGGGG